CCAGTTTCGCCAGTAACACCTGTTTCTCCACTAACACCCGTCTCTCCTGTTACTCCTGTAGGACCAGTCTCACCAGTAGCCCCTGTTTCACCAGTAGCTCCAGTTTCGCCAGTAACACCCGTTTCTCCACTAACACCTGTTTCCCCTGTTACTCCTGTAGGACCAGTCTCGCCAGTTGAGCCAGTCTCTCCAGTGGCCCCAGTTTCGCCAGTAGCTCCAGTTTCGCCAGTAACGCCAGTTTCTCCACTAACACCCGTCTCTCCTGTTACTCCTGTAGGACCAGTCTCGCCAGTAGCACCAGTAGCCCCTGTTTCGCCAGTAGCTCCAGTCTCACCAGTAACGCCAGTTTCTCCACTAACACCTGTTTCCCCTGTTACTCCTGTAGGACCAGTTTCACCAGTAGCACCTGTTGATCCAGTTTCGCCAGTGGCTCCAGTTTCGCCAGTAACGCCAGTTTCTCCACTAACACCTGTTTCCCCTGTTACTCCTGTAGGACCAGTTTCACCAGTAGCACCTGTTTCACCAGTAGCTCCAGTTTCGCCAGTAACACCAGTTTCTCCACTAACACCTGTTTCCCCTGTTACTCCTGTAGGACCAGTCTCACCAGTAGCACCAGTATCACCAGTTTCGCCAGTAGCTCCAGTAACACCCGTTTCTCCACTAACACCCGTTTCTCCACTAACACCCGTTTCCCCTGTTACTCCTGTAGGACCAGTCTCGCCAGTAGCACCTGTTGATCCAGTTTCGCCAGTAGCTCCAGTTTCGCCAGTAACGCCTGTTTCTCCACTAACACCCGTCTCTCCTGTTACTCCTGTAGGGCCAGTCTCACCAGTAGCACCTGTTGATCCAGTAGCTCCAGTTTCGCCAGTAACACCTGTTTCTCCACTAACACCCGTCTCTCCTGTTACTCCTGTAGGACCAGTTTCGCCAGTTGAGCCAGTCTCTCCAGTGGCCCCAGTTTCGCCAGTAGCTCCAGTTTCGCCAGTAACGCCAGTTTCTCCACTAACACCTGTTTCCCCTGTTACTCCAGTAGGACCAGTCTCGCCAGTAGCACCTGTTGATCCAGTCTCACCAGTAGCTCCAGTTTCACCAGTAACACCCGTTTCTCCACTAACACCTGTTTCCCCTGTTACTCCTGTAGGGCCAGTCTCACCAGTAGCACCTGTTGATCCAGTCTCACCAGTGGCTCCAGTTTCGCCAGTAACGCCAGTTTCTCCACTAACACCTGTTTCCCCTGTTACTCCTGTAGGGCCAGTCTCGCCAGTAGCACCTGTTGATCCAGTCTCACCAGTAGCTCCAGTTTCGCCAGTAACACCAGTTTCTCCACTAACACCTGTTTCCCCTGTTACTCCTGTAGGACCAGTTTCACCAGTAGCACCAGTAACACCTGTTTCACCAGTAGCCCCTGTTTCGCCAGTAACACCCGTTTCTCCACTAACACCGGTCTCTCCTGTTACTCCTGTTTCCCCTGTTACTCCTGTTTCCCCAGTTACTCCAGTTTCGCCAGCAGGGCCAGTAGCTCCTGTACTAGATGCTTCTCCAGCAGGACCTGTGGGGCCTTCCACTCCAGTAGGTCCTATAGGGCCAGTAGCTCCTGTACTAGATGCTTCTCCAGCAGGACCTGTTGGACCTGCTAAACCCGTTGGGCCTGTGTCTCCTGTTGGGCCCGTCACGCCATCCGCACCAGTGGCACCAGTATCACCAAGTCCTGTTGCTCCAGTAGCTCCAGCAGGGCCAGTAGCTCCTGTACTAGATGCTTCTCCAGCAGGACCTGTTGGACCTGCTAAACCTGTTGGACCTGTAGCACCTTCGCCACCGCCTCCGCCTCCACCTGAACCTGTAAATGGAAATAGAATGCCTGTCTCATAATTTGTTACGGGGTCAAGACCCATGTATAGCCATATTGCATTACCATTGGGTGTTATTGTATATTTTGGAGCACCAGGTGTAGTATCACTATTAATATATATAAGTGTTCCCTTTGTTGCCCCTGCGATTGTATTCAAGTTGAATGTATTCGAAGGATTTATATAATCTTTATAATAATCAGAAATATTTGCATAATATGTACCAAATGGTGAAAATGTAAAAGAATCAGCATTGGGATAACCGACTTTTATAACTGTTCCTATTCCATCTGATAGCTGTGCACTCGTATTATTTATTGATTCATAAGCAGATATAGATGGGTTTAACCATATTATATCCCCTATTGCAACTGTAAAGCCGGGTTGGGTAACAGCTACAGTGCTTCCATCTGAAACAGTTGTGGCAAGGAACCTAGATATTTGTTCTACTCCCCAAGAAAATGTTGGAAAATTTGGAATACTTGTTAATATTGGAAGCCCGAGAGAATTAACTTCAAAAATATATCCACCTAAATCATTTAATGGAGCTCCATCACTAAAAATAGATATAGTTGCATTGTATGAATTTACATCTTCAATTATCAAATCAGCAATATATCCTCCACCTTGGGGATCAGCATACATTGCTCCAGTTATACGGTCAGTTAATAATTCAGGCTGAATATATGTATTGGGATCTGGAGGAGTTGTTGTAACACTTATAATACGATATACACATCCAGAATCTGTATTGTCAGTACTTATATACATTCCAGTTTTAACACTAGTAAGATTGTATTCTCCAGTGCTATATTGTTGGGTATAAGAAATTAGAACTGTATAACCATAGTAATTTGGATTACCACCCGTATTTAAATATCCATTATTATATCCCATTACATTTAAACAAAGTGGCGGGGTTAGTGGCATTTATCTATTCTTTATTTAAATAATAATTCAGCATAAGATGAATTACTAAAGTAAATATACCTATTTCATCGGATAGTATTAACATGAGACTAGATAAGATGATTTGCAAAAACATAAAAGTTAAGAGTTGGTATTCCTAACTTTTGTATTTTATGATATTTATTTTTAAAAATCTAATTCATAAAATTTATTATCATTACAGCACTATAATATATGGTACCGTCATAAAACAATGAATTCGTATCGGCAGATGCTACTGCTAACCCAGTCGCAGCCACACTAATAGTCATATTATTAGTTGCCAATGGATAAAGTACAACAGGCCCACTACCTTGCGTCTGTAATGCAGGTAAGACGAATACCTTTGGTCCAAGACTAGAATACAATATATACTGACCGAACCACGCTGGATATATAGTTCTTGTTCCCCCAGTAGTTGCAAAATAATATGGTGCTGCTAAGGTAAATGTAACTACAGCGTTTGTTGATACCATTGACACTGTAACATTAGTAAACATTGAATTGTCTATTGCATTTGAACCAACAGTAGTTAAACTACTAGAAGTGCCAACCAATCTAATTATAGATGTTTTAATAGAACCACCCCCACCCCCACCACTCGGAGTGCTCCAAATGGTATCGTAATTTGTGCCAGAGTTTTTCGTGAGAACCTGTCCCGTAGCACCTCCTACGGGTACTCCAGGACCGGTAGGACCCGCAGGACCCGTACCGCCAGGGCCTGTAGGGCCCGCAGGACCCGTACCGCCAGGGCCTGTAGGGCCCGCAGGACCCGTAAGTCCAGGCCCCGTAGGGCCTGTACGACCAGTGTAACCTGTATAACCCGTGTGACCTGTGCCTCCAGGACCCGTAGGGCCCGCAGGACCCGTGCCACCAGCACCCGTAGCTCCTCCAGGACCTGTAGGACCCGCAGGACCCGTAAGTCCAGGACCTGTCGCTCCTCCAGCGCCCGTAGCTCCTCCAGGACCTGTAGGGCCCGCAGGACCCGTAACGCCAGGCCCTGTCGCTCCTCCAGCACCCGTAGCTCCTCCAGGACCTGTAGGGCCCGCAGGACCCGTCGCTCCCGTATTTGTGGCGTAGCCCGTTGGTCCAGTAGGGCCAGTGGAACCTTGAATTCCTGAGACAATAATAAATAGAAGTTCACTATTTGAAAGAAAACCAGTATCTCCTCTACCAGCTCTTTCTAGCAATGTCACCGGAATAGCATACCAATTATCCAGACCACTCGTCAATCGCGTAACAGTTCCAGTGACCTCCCATTTTTGATAACTACTGCTGACACCTCTTTCTTGTATAATAAAATCCTGTAGTTGTTGTAGATTTGCAAGAAATACATCGATATCGTACGATGGCTGTGTGCCAGACCATGTAGATGTACTATGACTTACCCAAATAATAGAGGCATTTTTCTGTACAGCATTATTCCATACAATATTGCCTTCACCAATATATACAGAAGCACCATTGGTAGTACTTGTATTTGCGCTATAGTTATAAAAACTGTTTGAAGAACCTGCTATTCCTGTAGGTCCAATAGGACCGGTGATGCCAGGACCTGTTGCTCCTCCAGCACCCGTAGCTCCTCCAGGACCTGTAGGACCCACAGGACCCGTAAGTCCAGGCCCTGTCGCTCCTCCAGCACCCGTAGCTCCTCCAGCACCTGTAGCTCCTCCAGGACCTGTAGGTCCAATAGGACCGGTGATGCCAGGGCCTGTTGCTCCTCCAGCACCCGTTGCTCCTCCAGCCCCCGTAGCTCCTCCAGGACCTGTAGGGCCCGCAGGACCCGTAAGTCCAGGCCCCGTAGCTCCTCCAGCCCCCGTAGCTCCTCCAGGACCGGTAGGGCCCGCAGGACCCGTAAGTCCAGGGCCTGTTGCTCCTCCAGCACCCGTAGCTCCTCCAGGACCTGTAGGACCCGCAGGACCCGTAAGTCCAGGACCTGTCGCTCCTCCAGCGCCCGTAGCTCCTCCAGCGCCTGTAGGACCCGCAGGACCCGTAAGGCCAGGACCTGTCGCTCCTCCAGCACCCGTAGCGCCTCCAGGACCTGTAGGACCCGCAGGACCCGTAGCTCCCGTATTTGTGGCGTAGCCCGTTGGACCAATAGGGCCAGTGGGACCTTGAATCCCTGAGACAATAATAAATAGAAGTTCACTATTTGAAAGAAAACCAGTATCTCCTCTACCATCTCTTTCTAGCAATGTCACTGGAATAGCATACCAATTATCTAGACCACTTGTTAGACGCGTAACAGTTCCAGTGACCTCCCATTTTTGATAACTACTGCTGACACCTCTTTCTTGTATAATAAAATCCTGTAGTTGTTGTAGATTTGCAAGGAATACATCGATATCATATGATGGCTGTGTGCCAGACCAGGTAGATGTGCTATGACTTACCCAAATAACAGAGGCATTTTTCTGTACAGCATTATTCCATACAATATTGCCTTCACCAATATATACAGAAGCACCGTTGGTAGTACTTGTATTTGCGCTATAGTTATAAAAACTATTTGAAGAACCTGCTATTCCTGTAGGTCCAATAGGACCGGTGATGCCAGGACCTGTTGCTCCTATCGGGCCACCATTACCAGTAGCACCTACAGGGCCCGTAGGGCCAGTAATACCAGGGCCCGTAGGACCCGCAGGACCTGTACCACCAGGACCTGTAGGACCCGCAGGCCCTGTACCACCAGGGCCCGTAGGACCCGCAGGACCTGTACCACCAGGACCTGTAGGACCCGCAGGCCCTGTACCACCAGGGCCCGTAGGTCCAGTAGCTCCCGTATCCGTTGCGTATCCAGCTGGCCCCATAGGTCCTGTAGGACCAGCTGGCCCAGTTGCTCCAGTTGTGCCCGTGCCCGAGGCAGTTCCATCTCTTCCAGCAGGGCCTGTAGGCCCTGTATACCCTGTAACACCAGCCACTCCTGTAGAACCCGTAGGACCAATAGGACCATCAATGGGATTTAGATTTACATAATACAGAGCTTGAGGAAAATCAGGATCACCATATACACCTGTTACACTAATATATAGTGACCCAGTCACACTATTATAACTAAGCACACGGCCTTGAAAAAAGTGTAAAAGGTTTAATTCTGGATCGGAAGTAACAACCACAGAGTTCGCCGTACCAAATGCTAGTCCAGTGCCGATTGGGATGCTTATTATATCTCCTACAGTCGTAGAAGGAAATGTCCACTCAGTCGTTGTAACTGATCTAAATAAATCTCCTGAAAGACCCCTTGGACCCGTCGCACCGGTAGCGCCTGTCTCACCTGTTGCTCCTGTAGAGCCTGTAGGGCCTGTAGGGCCAGTAGCGCCTGTCTGACCAGTAGCGCCTGTCTCACCTGTTGCTCCTGTAGGTCCCGTAGCTCCCGTAGCACCTGTTGCTCCTGTTGCTCCTGTAGCGCCTGTCTCACCTGTCTCACCTGTTGCTCCCGTGGCACCTGTTGCTCCCGTAGCTCCCGTATCACCTGTTGCTCCTGTGGCGCCTGTTGCTCCTGTAAAACCAGTAAAACCAGTAAAACCAGTAGCACCTGTTGCTCCTGTCACACCTGTAAAACCGGTAGCACCTGTTGCTCCTGTAAAACCAGTAGCGCCTGTGGCGCCCGTACGACCGATAGCACCTGTACTGCCCGTGTCTCCCTTTTTACCATCCAGCGGATTCAAATTCACATTATATAATCCTAAAGGAAATAGGGGGTTTCCATTGACCTTACAGACATCAATAATAATATTACCAGTGACCGAATTATAGATTCTAACCCTCCCTTGAAAGTACTGTTCAGAATCCCCCTGTGACACAACAATTACACTGTTCCCAGGAATAAATGCCAGCCCCTTGCCAATCAAAAGTGTTTCAAGTCCACCGCAACATACACCACGAACCGATGAAGTCCATTGACCAACTGTACTGGAAGAATACCCAGGGCCCGGAGCACCAGTGGGACCAGTCGGACCTTGCATTTATACTACTAATTGGTAGGTAAATTCTGTACACTTACATACAACGATCCCGTAGAACCAAAAAATGGCGTAATGTCATTGGAGTGTAGCGCATTCTGATAGAAATTAAAGTTCAAACTGCTCGGCATATAATGCACCAGATTGTATGTATTCGAAAATGTCTGAATCACCCCCGTTGGAACACATAATTTTATAGGAGTGTTGAAGAAGTTCGACTGATCCACATATACAGGCGGAAAGCCGTCCACACTTCTCTCTAACATTACACGTGTATTCGTAACATTCAAAAAAGAAGTCACAGTTGTATTGTACATATTACTATTGCCGTATTTCAAAAACGTGCTTATAGGCAAAACCGTCGTGGCGGTAGCTCCCGTAGCCAACTTGGAAAATGCGATATTCGGATAGACGTCAATCGTAATCCTAGAATTACTCGCAATATAGTTGCTGAATCCAGATAAATCAATCGAAGCCGTAGAAAACGTCATATCGTGCTGTAACTCAGGAACCTTCGTGGCGTCAAAGGTATATCCCTGATTTCCCGAATATGCGATAGAACTCATTAAGAATGTGCTTATATAAATAATATTGCTTGTATTTGAAAAATTATTTATTCCCCCAATGATAATGACATTGCCCGCGTCATCAATGCGCGTAGATGTTCTCAATACACTCAGGGCTTCCGTGGTACTCACAAGCGACGAAGTACTTACATACGAGGAAGAACCAAGGCCTTCCACCGTAGAAGCCAACAAAATCCCTGTTACACCCGCGTTCTGAGTATAAAATGTCTTCAAATTATCTACCGTGCTTACTAAACTATCTGTGCTCACATAATTTATAGAGCCTAATCCCTCAACCGTGCTCGTCAAACCACTGTAGCTACTTATATAACCTACCGAGCCAAGACCCTGTATACTACTCACAAGATGGAATGTGCTGATATATCCTATAGAGCCAAGGCCCTGTACAGTACTTGCGAGGCTACTGCTACTTATATAGCCAAGAGAGCCGAGATTTGTTAGAGTACTTGTTAGGCTTGCTGTGCTCAAATATCCAAGTGTACCTAGACCCGCAAAACTACTTATCGTACTCGCCTGTATGTATGCTGTAGTTGTACTAATATCATATATGTTATAGTTATTAATCAGAACAGATGCGATAGTACTTACACTGGCGCCGCTCACATTACCTTCCGCTGATACATTACTGATTATATTATATACACCCGAAGTACTTACATATGATGCGCTACCGAGTCCAGCCACCGTGCTCAACAAATTTAACTTAGAAATGGAACCTGGAAGAGTGTTCCCTATCGCAGTGGAGAGTGTGGAGACTGCCGTATACATGTCTGTAGACATGGAAGATAGACCCTCAAAATATATCGTGTTACTGTATATCATTGTTGAATAGTACTGTATCGTTGATGGAAGATCATTCATAACGGGTCCACCTGAGATAATCAACGTAGATATGGTATCTACCCAGCGTGTACCTCCGAGGCCGTCTGTTACAAGCATTTGATTTGGGCTCAAGTACTGACCTGTTCTGGGATCCAAGGCATATACGGTGCGAAGCACAATGGTATTTTGACCACCACCACTCATTCTTATTTCACCTAACATAAATTTCTATCGCGCGCTACGCTCTCATTCGCATTATCCTAGACACAAACAGAATGACCCAGGGAGGAGGATTATTACAATTAGTGGCTCAAGGAAAGCAGGATGTCTTCTTGACCGGAAATCCTCAAGTGACCTGGTTTAAGATGGTGTATCGCAGATACACAAATTTTTCCATGGAGCAACAGGTCATTCCCTTTGACAGTCAACCGGACTTTGGAAGAAGGACAACAGTATTGTTACCGAGAAAGGGAGACCTACTTGGCGCACTATGGCTAGAAATTGCTCTTCCGGCGATAAAGGACTCTGTTACAGGCCTTCCTCTATCATATCCGAATTCCGTGGGCCATTCTCTTATTCAAGAAGTGAGCATAGAAATAGGCGAACAAGAGATTGACAAACAGACCGGCGAATGGATGGAGCTTCTGTCGAATTTGACCATCACGAGTGAAAAGCTGGATGGATGGAATGCCATGATAGGAAAAACCGCTGGTGCGAATCAAGGAAATAAGCCGTCGGCACAGGTGAATCAATTCGGACCCCTCTTCTTATACGTTCCCCTGCGTTTCTGGTTTTGTAAGAATCCCGGGCTTTTCTTGCCATTGCTCGCTATCCAATATCATCCCATACGTATCAATATTACCCTAAGAGCCCTAGACCAAATGTTCGTCGTGGATAATCCGACGGCGATCCCTTGTGTTCAGAGCGCGAATTCCGCCTCTATTACAAGCATGACCTTATATGGCGATTATGTACATCTGGACACGGAGGAGCGCCGCCGTTTCGTGGCCAATGCGCACGAATATCTCATTGAACAGATTCAATACACTCCGAATATATCGATTGACGCCACTGCGACTACCGTACAAATCCCCATGGAGTTCAATCACCCCCTCAGGGAGCTGTACTGGGTTGTACAGAGATCGGCTGCAGTGGCGGCACACCAGTGGTTCAATTACACGAATGTGGCGATAGGGGAACCCAATATTGGAGATCCACATGCCTACCAGAATTTAATAAACACCGCTTTACTTCGCATAGAGGGCTATGACCGATTTGATATCCGCAACGCAGATTATTTCCGGCTTGTACAGCCGTTCCAGTACCATACGGCAATTCCGAAGAATGACTATATTTATAGCTATAGTTTCGCACTCAAACCCGAAGATGTACAGCCGAGCGGAAGTCTGAATGCCAGTCGTATTGATAACATAACCCTACAGTTACAGATGAATGCCACGGTGGTTCCGGCAAGAGGTTCCGCCACTGTCCGAATCTATGGGCTGAACCACAATGTTCTTCGTATCGTGGATGGTTTTGGAGGACTCCTCTTCCGTATATAAAACCCTGGTTCCGGCAATTGGGTTTATCCGCTGATATTAATAGAAGATTCATAACAGTAAGGGGAATGGAATTTCCTGCTGTCTCCCATACAAGAGCAGAATTTTGGAAAGAAAAACATTATACCCGCAATGGGATGTGGTGGTTCACATTATTCTTTGGTTGGTTTGGTCTTCATCATCTTCTTCTAAAAAGCCCGCAAACTGCGGTAATGGTATATTTTGGAAATAAACTTTTGTTAGGATATCCATGGTTATATGATTTGATCCAGCTTTCTTCCTGGGGATTAACGGATGAAGAGCTGTATCTATTCGGCATGGACAGTCCATTTGGAGTTCTCGGACTCGCAAAAGGCATGTGGGTAGCTTCCGATCCAATTCCAGACCCAATAAGCATTGATAGTGGCGATAAAGATCGCACACACTCTGCCAAACCCTGGGCTTTCTTCTTTTACTGTTTATTGTGTCCTATTGGAATTGTGGCGTCGTTGATTGTGGGTGATTATGGCAATGCGATGGCACGTTTCTTTAACATCTTCCCACTGAGCTATTTATATGTTGGATATCTCCTGGAATTTGTATGTATCATATGTGATATTTGTATTGTATTGTTCAAGCCTGTTGAGCTTATCTTCGGAATAAAACGCCCCTTCCTCTTTCGTAGCTCTATCATGGATTACGTGCTTTACCCTGGACTTACGATGAATAAGGACGGTTATAGTCCGAATATTATGCCTGTGTATTTTAACGATAATCTCCGTAAACACGATAAAGAATACAGAGCAGCAGAAAGGTCTGCAAAGGATCAGGCAAAAATACAGGCACAGCAACAGGAAGGCGGCGGAAGCCCTGCACAAGAAAAAACATCCCTGGATTATTTGGCCGTTACGACGATGGCCGCGATTATTGGCGGCGGATTACTTCTCTCAGCGGGTAGAAGCGCAAATGGACTCTTCCCCGACAAGAATGATCCCCCTCCAAAGCCAAGAGATGTTTGAAACCCTTTATAACACAAAATCGCCCCTGACCTCTCCGGCCTTAGTATACTTCACAGCACCCTGGTGTGGTGCCTGTAAACGCATCAAATGGGACTTTCTCCTGGAAGAGTTTCCGAATCTCACCATTTATAAATGTGACATTGACGAAAACAAATATACCCCTGGCTATTGCCAGGTCAGAAGCATTCCGAGTTTCGCCATGATACATCCTGGAAGGAAACTCACTGGCCCCATACAGTCTAGCGACACGGCGAAGGTGGCCGCCTGGATAAACACAACTTTACTCGGTACAAAGGAATAATCCATCAATACATAAGATGCGCTCGGATTCCGATTATCAGATCCTCATTGTTGGTGCCGGCATAGCCGGCCTCCACTGCGCCATGCGACTCAGTGAAGGCTGTACCAAGAAAATCGCCGTGACGGAAGCCTATGACTACGTGGGCGGGCGTTGCTTTACTTTTCGCAAAGCATCCCACCATTTACAGTGGGAATCTGGAGCGGGAAGAATACATGCCTCACACAAAATGATCACCCATTATGTAAACAAATACAAACTTACCAAGATACCTCTTTCGGCCGAAGAAGCCTGGATTTCTTCCCAGCAGAAAGAAATCAAAAGAAATACGTGGGCAGATATATCCGATTTTATTATCAGCATCCTTTCACACCTTCCTCCGAGCACTCTAGGCAGATATACAGTGGAAGAACTCCTTAATAAAGTATATGGTGAAGCCGAAACAAAGATCCTTTTACACCATTTTCCCTATCGCTCAGAAATGAATACGATGCGTGGGGATCTTGCACTCAATTCCCTAAAAGGCGAGATGGGTGCTGAAGGGGGGTTCTATATTGTAAAAGAGGGGTTGGATACACTCATGAAACGGATGCGCGCTACCCTAGAATACCGTGGTGTAAAGTTCTTATTTAACCATCGCCTCTCATCCATAGAAAAACACACAACCCCCATCGTATGTAAATTCGCAAACACGACCTTGGCAGCCGACAAGGTCATTCTCGCTCTACACAGTGACGCCCTCAAACAAATCAACCCCTTCCAGAACCTCCCCGCACTCAAGTACCTGAAGATGCAGCCTCTCCTACGAACATACTCGGTCTATCCGACCCCCGCCTGGTTTGATGGATTCCCTAAAATGATTACAGACTCTCCCCTCCGTTTTATTATTCCTATCCGAGCCGATAAAGGCATAATCATGTCCTCTTACACAGATGCGGAAAACACTCGGCCTTGGGCAAAAATTCTGAAGAACGAGGGCGAAGCTTCCTTGGAAAGAGAAATTCGCGAGGAGACGCGCGCACTATTTCCTGACTTGGATATACCCCGACCGACATTCTTCAAGGCACATCTATGGAAGCACGGATGTACTTATTGGACTCCAGGATTATATAATCCAACATATCTGAGTGAAAAGATCATGCGACCTCTTCCTTCTTGCTGGCAGAATGTCTATGTTTGCGGGGAAAGTTATAGCGAGAGACAGGCGTGGATGGAAGGAGCACTGGAGCACTCCGAGAAACTTCTGCGCAAATTTTTCTGATAGACACTAGTAATGACGGATCATATACAGCTTTCTGCTTTTCATGTATTAGTCGTCGCACCATTTTTCTTATACGTGGCCTTTGTGCGTGGCCAACTCATGCCGTGGGTATTCACGGTTCTTCAGGTACTTGGCTTGGTTGTTCTTCTATATCACGCCTATCGCATTGTCACACGGTGGAAGAGCCATGGACTGACGGTATGGGTGAATATATTACATGTTCTGGCGGTGGCTCCCATACTACTCTATATTGGCTGTATGGGCTATGATACTCCTCGATGGGCATTTGAGGTACTTGCCATGCTGGGATTCGCGGCCCTCGGCTATCACATCTATCAAATCGTCTTAGCCGTACAAAAAATGCACAAAGATGTTCCGGAGCAACAAGCTAGCTAAGAAAGCCCGAGACCAACGCGGTGTGTAGAGTCGCTGCGAACCTCTTCCGGCATACAGTTGACTAGATGATACACGAAGCTCGGCTTGCTTGTGAAGACTGCTCCACAGCAAGTACACGAAATCTGTTTGTTCTCTGTCTTTCCGAGGAAGTCTGTAATATACTTGGAAAGATGACGAATTGTGTAATGACTACGAAGCCCTCCCTTTGTGAGGCTTTCATAGTCACATCCTGGACAAGGGCAGGCAATCTTTTTCACACAGGTCTCCGACTTCTCGGGATGCTTGGCGGTAATGTGATTGTCCAGTGCCTGCTTCGTTGCCGTTTCGTAACAGCAGTCCTTACACTTATGTTTGAGCGCACCGTCGTGATTCGCCTTGTAGTGCATGTGCATCGTCGGTTGCTTCGCAGTTACAAAGGCGCAGTGAGGACAGACATACTCGCCGTCGGCGTTTTTCTCATATACGTAGACCATTTGGGGGACCGACATGGTCGCGCCAGGCCACTTTCAATTTTTAGAAATGGCTCTTTGTCTAATCCTTCGTGTCCGTGTGCGAACCTTGCGCCCATTTACCCGTGTATTTCTTGCATAACCGCGTCCGTTCTTCAGATACATCTCCTTCTTCTCTCCACGAAGCTTGCCGTTTACAAAACTCATCTGGGATGATACAGACTGAAATACAGAGACCATCTTCTAATAACCCGCTAGAAAAATTGAATAGTAAGCCAGGTCCTTAAGCATGTCCTCGCAATGCTCGCCAATAATCGTATCGCAGGTACACTGGAGCTGACGTCCAAGGTCCGCTACGGGCTCACAAGCCGTGGCGTGCCCCTCTTCCGCTTCGTCCCCTATGACAAACGATTTGGGCCAATGGCCGTCGGATGTTCTCAACGCAATCTCTTTTACAATATTCACGCGATTGTGGAACCTTCCATAAGTCCACAGCGTCAAGGAGAACTCCCCAAGGCCAATATCGTACAGAATCTTGGAGAACCCACAGATGAATCTGAGCGCAAGCTTCTTCTTACCACGTATGCCTACGACAGTCAGAGGGATCTTCATCCAGCGAAGGCACATATACCTCTCGCAGAGCAAGAAGATACCAGACAGAGGCAGACGCTTCACGGCACCACCTTTCACATAGATCCTCCAGGCTGTAAGGATGTGGATGATTCCTTCACACTAATAAAAATATCCGACACAAAGTGGACAATCGCGATCAATATTGCCGATGTCTCCTCCAGGGTGTTAGAGGGGTCTGCCATTGATCTGGAGGCGCGACGCCGAGCCACGAGCTTCTATACACCTGGCGGTGATGCGATTCAGCCGATGTTTGCCAAGGAGTTTTCCGAGGATATGTTCTCCCTCTTGCCTGGAAAACCCAAACCGACCTTGAGTCTGTGCTTTGATGTGGAGGAGGGCGAGTGGCTACCCGCGAATATTCGCTGGATAAGCACCCTGACCCAGACAACCCTCTCTTACACATACGATGAAGCTGACGATGCGCTGGGAACTAGCCGAGAGCTCAATGCTCTCCAGAAGGTGACACGGGCACCTGACTCCCACGTGATTGTGGAACGCCTGATGATCTTGTATAATAAAGAAGCCGGCAAGATACTCTCTTCGGCCGGCACAGGAATTCTGCGCCGGCAAAAGGGTGGCGCAGCGAGCCGTGTCCAAATTCCCGGTGTGCCTGAATTCCTGTTCTATGAATCTGCCGAGTACTGTCTTCCCACGGCCGATTCGGTTGCGCATGAAGCTCTTGGCCTGGACGCGTATGCGTATGCGTCGTCGCCCATTCGCCGATACGCTGATATCGTGAACCAGCGCGCCATCAAGGCGGTCCTCTTGGGCAAAGAGGCTTCGCCACAAGCGCAAGCCCAAGCCCTTGTGGATGAGATGAATCGGCGCCAGAAGCAGGCCAAGGCCTTTCAGCGCGACCTCTTCTTCATGACAACGCTGTCAAAGGAATCTGCCGCCGCCTCTGCTGCCTCTGCAGCGGTCCAAGGCACGGTGATCTCCGTGAACCCCGAAAAGCGCAAGGCCAAGGTCTGGGTCCCTGCGTGGAAAACTGCGATACAAGTGAAAAACATTTCTGCCGACATCCAGCCAAGCGCCCCTGTGAGTATCCAGTGGTACGAGAACCGCCAAGAGGCGCGGTGGAAGGACAAGATCGTCTTCCAATTATTATCACCCTAACGGCAGAAGGCAGATGCCGACACCAGATAATAAAAAAGTATTAGCCATCGGCTTTTTGGTCGTATTATGGTGGGTCGGCATATGGGGCATTATAGAATTGGCTGTACAGAACTTTAGCAAGGGTTCTTCCACCAAGGCATTTTTTGCCTACGCAGCAATGGTCTTGTTTGTAATATTGATACTATATTTGAAGCCCACGACCATTGAGCACTTCCTCTAAATCCGCAAATACAGGCTCTCGGCCACGACCATTGAGCACTTCCTCTAAATCCGCAAATACAGGCTCTCGGCCACGACCACGTCGCGCAACACAACCATCTGAGCGCCCTCCAGCAAGCCAAGCCATCCGATATCGGCGCGCAAGGTAGCCATCGCCCGGAATTCCTCCACCAAGCCCATCAGTTTCATCAGTGCGCGCTGGAGATTCCCCTCAAAGAGCCCAAACTCCGCAGCCACCGCAGGAAGCAAGCTCTCACCGCCCACCCAGGCTGCCACCGGCTCCACCCATTCGGTGGTCAGGGTCCAGAAGGCCAGGTCGTCAGGAAGGCCATGCGCCTTCTCGCGCTCGTACCCAAGGCGCGCATCATCCGCGATCCGCGCAAGCTCAGCCCGAACAGAACCTTTTACACCCAGCTCCGGAATCGCCACGGCATCTTCACTCGGCGAATCGCCTAAGAAGATGGCGAGAATAGTCAATAGTTCGGTCAGAGACCATGTGGCGGCCTTCCCTTCCAAGCGCAGAAATAGCTCCGTTGTCAGAAATGGATGTCCTTCATTCACCTCTGACGCCAATAAACCGCGCGGAGTTACCTGAAAGGCCGAATCTACGTATTCGTATTCCGAAAGAACCCTCTGACGAAGACGAATTTGAGGAACCTCTTGCTCATCCAGCAGGTGTTCAACAATGGCCTCTAAGGAGGTCACTGCGCGAGAAGCTTCGCATCTCGTTTTATACCTCTCAAATATCGGATTCCATTTGCTTTCCTTATGCTCGGCCTGCCACACGGCAAGTTCTCGCTGGGCGGCCTTCTTCTTTGCGTTGTGAAGCGTTGCCACGCGAAGCTCCAGCTCCTCCTTCTTATGACACTCAGCCAGCTCCTCAGGTGTCAGGAGAGACTGCGCCCTTTCCAAAGAAGCCATGGCATCAGAGACTTCTGTCCTACTTCTTTGGATTTCTCGCGCGAGGAGTGTCCACCAATAACTCATCTCAATCAAGGCCCGAGTGTCCTTTGTCCGCAGAACAAAGTCATAGTGGAAATTCATCCGAGAACCAAACGCAGCAGCTCGTCCCGTCAGGATTTGTCGCACTTCAAACAAATCGGCAGGATCTCTCTGGGGCAGATAAATCACCAAGCCCCTGTCATCCTTCCCCCGACGCCCTGCCCGACCAGCCATCTGTGTATATTCGGCGGAGCGTAAGGGGCGTAAGGATCCATCCGTGAATTTTTCCAGAGCCGTGAACACCACCGTCTTCGTGGGCATATTGATGCCGACGGCGAAGGTTTCCGTGGCCATCAGGACCTTAATATAGCCCTTGCTGAACAAGACCTCCAGAATCTCCTTGAGGAAGGGCAAGAGACCGCTGTGGTGAAAGGCGATGCCCCGCATAGCCAGGGTCCTAAGGGTGTGGTACTGGGGCGACTTCTCCAGACTGTCCTTGTACCGCGACAAGTGAAAGTCCCAGATGTTCGCCACCGCGGCTGCGTCCGAGGAGTCCAGGAAATTGCCTGTGATTTTGTCGGCGAGTTTCTCGCACCCGGCGCGGGAAAAGACGAAGAAGATGGCTGGGAGACAGCCATGCGTGTCCAAGTACTCCAGGCACTCATTGAGCTGGTGCTCAAATGACTTGGGCCTCGTTTTCCCGGCCACCGGACCCGTTTTCCCACCCCCCAGGCCTTCAAACCCTCCCTTTTTCACCTGGTACACCTTTTCCTTGAACTTGTCGTGGGCGAGTAAGGCTGCGCCCTTCCCGGCAAACCATTCGCGATACACCGTGTCATGAAAGTGCTCCTTGGAGTCGTAGATTACCAGAGGCCGGCCCCCAGCTAGAACACAGTGCTCCAAGGGCACGGCGCGCCAGAGAGTGCTGATGAGCCAGACACGCACTTTCTTGAGCTCTCCGAGCCACTCAGCAAATCCGTAGGGCGAGCTGAGCGTGGCCGACAGCAGGATGAGTTTCACGGTGGCCGGTAAGAGCATGAGGGTCTCCTCCCAGACATGGCCACGATCCGGGTCATTGATGTAATGGACCTCGTCAAAGACGACCGAATCCAGCCCGTCCAGCGTCATCAGTGCTCCGACCCCGATCTTTTCCGTGGCCGTGCCGCGCTTGAACAAGAGATTGCGCAGAATCTCCGTCGTCATCACAATGATCTGCGCATCCGGGCGGAACTTGATATCTCCGGTCATAATTCCCACAGAGGCCTCAGGAAACAGCTTCTTCAGGTCGTGAAATTTCTGGTTTGTGAGAGACTTGATGGGCGTTGTGTAAAAGATGCGTCCGCCTCTGGCTAGCGACTTGGCGATCTGGTACTCGCCTACGAAGGTCTTGCCACTGCCGGTCTTCGCAGTAACGAGCACATTCTCGCCGGCCTCAATGGCCTCAATGGCGAATTTCTGGAATCGGTCAGGCTCGTAGCCGGTCACGAGCGCAGGTTGGGGCGGAGGCGAAGGCACTGCCTCCGTATCCGTGACAACACGAACAAACGCCGACGACATTTCTTGGGTGGACCTTCCTTGGTTGGCCCTGGCCCGGCTTCAATTTTATACAACAGTAACAACACATGTGGCGGTAAATCCTCCACTATTCGTGCGCACTGTGATGGTGGCCGTACCGGCCGCTACACCACGCACAACACCGGTGCTACTTACGCTTGCCACGCGAGTATTTGAACTAGACCATCTTATACCTACATTGGACGCAAAGGGCGGCGTAATCGTTGTGACTAACCTTCTCGTTGCTCCACGATTCAGGGTGAGAGTCGTCGGACTTACCGTAACGCCTGTGACAGGTGTTACAACCGATACAGTGAGTGTAGCGAATTTGGCCCCATCCACCGTAGTCACCCGAATTGTGGACGTGCCATTTCGTATCGCGGTAATAAGGCCGTCTGCGTCTACAGTGGCTACAGACGCAGAAGAGCTCGACCACGTGACATCCTGGTTCGTTGCCGTGCCAGGATTTATCGTTGGCACAGCCTGGAATGTTTGGCCAATCGCTAACGTTGCGTTGCGCGCATTCAGGGTCACGCTCTGTACTCTCGTTGTTACAAGCACAGTGCTTGTCCCGGATACACCAAATCCACTGGCATTCGCCGTAATCGTGGCTGTTCCATTGCCACTCCCTGTTACACCCACTCTTATAGTCGTTGTATTTCCTGTGGTGGCACTTACAAGTCCTCTTGACGGTACTGTGGCGATAGATGTGTTAGAGGAGGACCATGTTATTGCTGACGCAGTTAAGCCAGGGCGTGTAATCGTGGCAGATATATTTACAACTGCTCCCGAAGATACGGTTGTGCTTCCAGGATTCATAGTTATCAGAGGAGGCGAATTTACTAGGATGGAGCTAGTGGCCGTTCTAGATCCGTTCTGCGTTGTCACAGTGACTGTGGCGGGTCCAGGAGAAACACCGGTGACTAGACCGGTCTGACTCACAGATATAGACGCAGAATTGGAAGACCATGTAAGAAGCTTATTCGTGGCACCAGCAGGAGACACGGTAGCAATCAGTTGTACTGTTCCGTTGGGTTCAATAGTTCTTGATGTAGGTGTTACGGAAACCCCTGTAACAGGCACAAAGGCCCCTGAATATACTGTCACAGCACAGGTGGCCGTGAAAGATCCGTCCGTAGTTGTCGCCACGATATTTACTGTTCCTGTGGCTATCGCTGTAACATTGCCTAAAGAATCCACCGTGGCGCGATTCGTGTTGGAAGAAGACCAAGTAACTGCGGTATTCGTGGCATTTGTTGGCGACAGAGTTGCCGTGAGTTGGAGAGTAGAGCCTGTGGCTAAGAAGGCCGTGCTCTGATTTAGACCAACCTCTGTTACAGCGACAGAAGTTACCACAGTTACAGCACACGTGGCCGTCTTGCCACCATCGGTAGTAGTCACGGTAATGGTGGCAGAGCCCGTGGCCACTCCTGTTATAAGGCCACTCCCATCTACGGTAGCCGTCGTTTCATCAGAAGATGACCATGTTACAGATTTATCGGTAGCAATTGTCGGTAGCACGGTGGCCACCAATTGCGTAGTAGCCCCTACGCCCACTGTGGCCACCGTTTTGTTTAAATTCACGCTCGATACGGCCACAGTTCCTGTAATTGTCAGAGCGCACGTGGCTGTATAATTACCATCTGCCGTCCTAGCCGTTATCGTGGCAGAACCTGCCGACACGGCTGTAACAAGGCCTGAAGAATCCACCGTGGCACGCAAAGTGTTGGAAGAAGCCCATGTCACATCATCGTTAGTGGCTCCAGCGGGAGCCACTGTGGCCGTGAGCTGTAGGGTATCTCCCGCCAATAAAGAGGCGCTACTCTGATTGAGTGTAACACCTGTCACGGCCACGGACATGATATGCGGCCCAAGATTTGCCCCATTTATACTTCCTAGCCCTGTAGTTTTGTCATAACCAACGCCGGCAAACATGCCTCCGTTATTTCCTACGGTCACATCGTGAAAGCAATTGAAGGGCGCAGAGTACAAACGCGGATTTACAAATGTTCGGCAGTTTATCGCTGCGAGGAAAGCTGCAGCGAGAGGGGCTGCCACGCTGGTACCGCCATATACAACTAACGAACCGCCCACTCTGAATACGACACCCGTACTCGGATCAGCCACTCCGGCAATATCAGGTATACAGCGGAAGCTACCGGCTACAGCGCTCTGATATGCCGGCTTGGCGAAGACTTCGCTTGTTCCGCCACCTCCAGAAGTCCACGCGGTCTCCACGGTGGCTCCGTCGTATATGTTGTTCTGGCACACTAGGCGCGTCCCTCCCACAGCCGTGGCATTTGGACTGGACGAAGGAAAGTCCACATAGTAACCTGGCGTGGGCCCATTGTTATTGGCACCAAAGTCTCCTGTGGCAGTACAAATGGATATTCCTGCTGCTGTTATGGTGGCCATCATAGAGTTAATAGAATTTCTCAGAGTGCTAGAATAATATACTTCGGCCAAGCCCCAAGAACACGATATGATATTCGGCGTGTAGCTTATACCACCTACCACTACCGGTGTATTATACATATACGTGAATAGACTTAGCATTCCGCCCAGTGTATTGGGACAAATGTATAATATAATCGTCAGGTTCTCACTAGGACAGGCTCCTCCAATGGTCTCCACATCCAAGGTATTTTCCGCAGTCCCACTATCTGCGCCAGGAGTGTTCGTGGCGTTGTCAATTGTTTTTATAATTACACGGGGGTGTCTATTTGTGGGTATTCCTAGGTAAGTCCAATAGGCCTGTACATCTCCGTTTGTCAATACACCATCGGCGCTAACAGTTCCAAATAGACCTCCGCCGAATGACATGACTCCCATGACGATATTCACAGAAGTATCAGGGGCGGGGAATCCGTATATTTGCGCAACCTCGGACGCCGTGAAAAAACTGTATCCTGGAATTCTAGGCTGTAGAGTTTCAAATGGAGAAACAGTCGCTTTTAGACAATGTGGGTGTAGCTTATGAAAAATCAGCTCGGCTTTTACTTCTGGGCCGAGCCCTTTGAACCACGCCTCCACAGCGGCGGCATCCGTGGAATAAATGTCTATGTTTCCATCTGGGCATGAACACATGCTCAGGCCGGCAGCAGCAGAAGATGCCTGCGCATCGGCTACGGATAATCCGGATGATATTATGACTGATGCCATCTCTTATACTACAGGCTCGGGTTTTATCTCCAGATAGGCATAACTAATAAAGCCGACGCCCCTGGGAATCGCCACGCCGTTCTTCGTATGTGGCAAGAAGTTGATATCTATGCTGAAATCGCCTTCCTGGTTGCTCTGGCCATATCCGCGCCCCTCGTTGTGCGCACTGATATACGCATCAAAGCGGTAGTTCTCGGCCTTGTTGCCCTCCTTACAACTGCGAATGGTTTTGAGTGCGTACTTGCCACCCAGATCCGCCGTAAATGCCCAGGAATCCGTGCTCTCGCGATTCGGGTTCGTGTACCTTACGAGCCCCTTCTGAATGCCTGCGCGAATGGCCTCCAGGCGCTTCGCCTTATTTGACTCCCCCTCCAGATAGGTGAGCAAATCCGCATCCAAGAAGTCCAGACGAATTGGAATTGCGTTCTTGTCGCCCATCATGTCGGCATATGTGATGTGCGTGGGCGACTCCTTCAAGAAGCGAATGAGATTATCCTGGCTCTCCACGACCTCGTCGAGCAAGTACTTGGGGGCCAGGATATTCATGGTAGGCACAAATTCCTTCCAGCCGGTTGCGCGCCCGGCCAGCTGGATAATGCTCTCCTTCGCCTCACTGCCCTCCTTGAAATGATAAGGGCTGAAGATGGCCGTGTGGAACTGGAACTCCGGCACATTGAACGTCACACCGCGCTCCACACAGTTGAAACCTGTGATGACCAGATTGACCTCCTTTAACTTAAGTCCAGGGTCATTGTACATTGCGTGCGCTACCGCCATGATGCTCGTGTGCTCGGGGAAAGCTCGGCGCGCCCTATAGTCCTTCATCGTAACATAGGTTTCATCGGGGTAATAGAACCCCTTCTTCTTCCCATTCAACACAAGACAGTTCCATTCCATCTTTTTCGCAATGCCACAAATATCGTCGTGGCTATCTACGCGCCATGTCCCAGGTACGAAGAAGATCTTTCCCTTCTCGGCCTTCAGATCAGGAATCTTCATCTCTACGCCGTCCACACTGTAACATACCTTCCCAGGATTGTCAAGGATATGCTGGAAATTTGCCACAGGATTCTCAATCTGGATCTCGTTCGTATAAATCAGACGATGGTCACTGATCTGCCTGTAGTCGGCCGAATCCTCAATCTTTGTCAAAAGGGGCACGTAGGTGTATCCGAGGTCAAGGAGAGTGGCGAACCAACTGGCGTAGGGGGTCGCACTGATGGCCACGATATTGCGGACATTCTCGTAGCCTTGAATGGCCTTGATGAATGTGGCGTAAATCGGCATCTTGTCAAACTCGTCCAGGAAGATGTTAAAGACGTAGCGCGGATGTTTCCGCGCATACTGCTTGATAATCCACGTAATATCGCGCACGCGCACACCGTTTGCGCAACACATGATGTAGTTGACGCAGCGCCCAGAATCGTCTCCTGTGACAATGAGCGAGTCAATCTCGCCCTTTGTCTTCGTATCTTGGGATGAGAGGATGGCCATGGTGTTTACACCAAAGTTCGCCACCTTGTTCTTCCACTGCTTCGTCTCAATGAGACTGTTGTTGGTGAATATGATGTGTACAGGAGTCTTCTTTTTCGCATCGGCTATCAACGACAGATTCTGCTCTAGGGTTTTTCCGAGATCCATGAAATACTTGTTGATGCGACTCATTTCCTGAAGACACGTGTTCGTCTTGCCTTCCTCATTCCCACTCTTGAACTGCGTGGGCTTCACTGCGGCGGACATGGGGGCTTTGTACACAGGCGCGGTGGACATCGTTTTCTCTTGGCTAGAGTTACTCTGTACCGTGGCTTTAAGTTGATTCATGGGTGAGACCCGTACCGTACCAAGTGGGCTGAAATCATTTTTACGCTAAGGGGCTTTGGCCGAGGGGCCTTTGCCCAAAGGGCCTTTGCCCAAAGGGCCTTTGCCCAAAGGGCCCAAAGGGCCCAAAGGGCCCGAAGGGCCCAAACCCTTAAAGTGGAGTAAACACCCACTTATATAATGGTCCTGTGTTATGAAATGATTGACGGTGGGGAACATAATCCCTACCACTTTCTCTTTTACATGGTAGTCAATTTCGCTGTGATCGATTTCCGAACGCATATTGTGTTTTATTATCCAAATAAAAAGAACTGTAAGGTGGCTGAGGAGTTTCTAGCGTTGCTTCCGCCTAATTATGAACGCCACTTGACGAAACGCGAAGGCGTGGAATATAAGCCATTTATTGATTTTATCCCTACGTTTCACGATTTTACACTACCTATATTATATAAATTCATACGCGACTTATATTCCCCCCATATTTCACAGAGGCAACCAGGTAGAAAAATATATATACAGCGAGTTCCACCTGCTACGCGTACCTTTTCCAATGAAACGGCCGTCACTCAGCTTCTTACACAAATGGGGTATGAAACCATAGTACTAGAAAATTATACTATCCGCGAACAAATCGCGATTGTATCTTCGGCAGAATATATACTGGGAGCTCATGGAGCAGGCCTAACATTCACTGTCTTTTGTCATCCTGCCACGCGTATAGTAGAAATATGCTCACTTCCAAACACAGAGTCTAAGCACTACTATCATCTTGCCACTTGCTCTGGTTTTCCCTTTTTCCGTTTTCAGGGCGTGGATACTTCTGGTATGGTGGATGTCCAAAGTCTAGGAGATTTCTTGGGGCTATGGCATCATCCGCAATTATTTCAGCTAGTGTAATAGACATTCTTGAGGCCGTATTCGCGCATACATTTCTCCAGGAATATCATACATGCGGGACAGGGCGTAGAGCGCACGAACTCTATATTCTCCGTGCGAGAGAAGCGCATGATATACATGTCGGCTCCTCGTAGCTTGTGGACGTCACCCAGCACCTTCACCACATTCTTCTCGGCGTGGATACTGCTGCGGGAGTAGCCAGAGCCACGACTACGGGAGCCATAGTTATTCGTGGCTTCGGCGATGATCTGGCCTCGCTTCACTATGACGGCGCGGTGTAAGGACGCGCGATGTTTCATCCGCATGGTCATGGTACGAGGGTCTTCCAGGAATTTCTCAAAGATCCATGATTGGGCTCTGTGTAGCTCGGTGCCGTCTAAGGGAGCTGGCAGAGGGCTTTCATCGGTGGAAGACATTTCTATGCGCAGAAAAGGAGACTCGGCATCTCAGCACCCGACCAGCTTCAAATTTTAGAGGGGTTATTGGTGTATTTTTCATTTTATCATAAAATAAAAAATACATGGAAAATCTATGAAGTTTACGAAGGAACAACGCGATTCACAATGGAGCGTGTATATGTGTTACCCCCAGATGTGTACCGGATGACGACCGGATCTACCACCGCCCAGAAAGTGGCGAAAGGAAGAGACTGGGTGTATTCACCGGTGGTCGTAGTTGAATTGCCCATTATGAGAAGGTCATTAATTCCAGTGTTTTCGTTGTTGTAAAAGGGACAGTTTGCAAAGTTTCCATCAGGATCCGTATAGGCACCCGCATTCCAAGCGGGGTCATTGTTAACCGATCCGCCCGTTGATCCATTCGGTACGGCCAGGGCTTGGAACTTCCGCGCACGACCTTTACGAATTAGGGTGATATCGCTCCATGTATTTGTAGTTTGCCAATACTCAATGAGCTCTGTATCAAGGGTATTAATAAATGTTTCTTTTCCCATATCACGAGCAACCACCCATTGATTTACACCACTCAGGTCGGCTTCAATGCGATAGAGCGAATCACCATTCACCGTAAAATAGTACTCTTGCTCACCCGTAGGCACACCATAATAAGGAAACACTGTAAAGCGCTTAGAAACCGGGCTCGGTTCACGGGTGTGCCGTAATACAGATGACATTTATACTGAAGTACGAGAAAATAATTAGCGCTTGGCCCTTTGGCCCTTTGGCCCTAGGCCCTAGGCCCAAAACAAATAAAAGTCAATCCTCAACCAATCCCTTTTACACAGTCCCCAAATGTTCTGCTCGTGTCTTCCTAAGAAGGATAAGACCCTATATACAGGAGCAGGTTGTCTCTTTACCAATGGTGTTCATACGCTGGCTGGCTATCAACCGCGCAAATACGAGTCAACTATAAGCGGATTCGGCGGAAAGAAAGAACCCGAGGAAACCGATCCCTTTCAGACAGCCGTGCGCGAAACCTTGGAGGAGCTCTTCGGCCTTGATAAAGATGTAATTACCGCTATACAATTGCCTCTAAAACCGAAAAGAATCATTCAAAATGGTTCTTATCACGTTTATGTATTCTCATTCGCCGACTTAGAGCAGGTTCTATATACTCTCCAAGAGCTTGGTGTTAGCTCGCCGTATTATTTGTATTTGCCAAATACTATACCCGACCTAATCTTTCATCGCCGTGTAGACTCGGATGCCGAGATTAGAAGCCTCTGTCTCTTGCCTGCCGAGTCTGCAATCATCAGTAAAGAATTCCTAGAAGATATGAATAAGATTCTAGTATAACCTGCTACAGAATAGCACATCCTTTCCTTGAAGTACAGGAGTCTCTATGGTGGCCACGTGGATCTCCTTGACAAGTTGGTATTTTCTCATATCCTCCTTTAACACATGTTGCGTCATAATCCCGTGCTCATTGTATTCGTAACGCATCATAGTTCCGCGAATATAGTCAAAATACAGCTCAGGGTAGTCAATCATATAATAGGGTGTAAAAGAGGTTGATGTGGCACTCGTTACTTTCATAGGCACAAACATACGTCGTCCGTAGTTTTCTAGTGATAGGCTCAGTGGATTTGGTGATTTGTGTAGAGTCATTCTGGTGAGAGATAGCACTTCGCAGGGCTTCATGAAAAATGGCGTGAAGATCCGCATACTGTATATGCGCGCCTGTCGTTTAGACATTTTCTGGCTGCTGCCCTTGCAGCCCCTGCAGAGGCAGAGGCTGCCGTTGCCTAATATAATAAGCATGCGAGAAGAATAATAGGCAGACTAATATGACGGTCAAGCTGAAAAGCGCGAGCTGTACAATGTCCCCAGGACCCTTTACCAAATATACAACGCCCGTGCCAATGGCGCATCCCGCGATAGAGATAAAATAACCTAGGAAACAGGGGTGAACACGTTTACAATGTATTAGCCGGTCAAAGCCCTTTCCGATGTCGTTGATAAGGCTCGGCATTGGTCAGACCCTTGTTCTGTGCCACGCCGGCCTTCATTTTTTATACCCTTTAGCTCAGATGAAGGACTCCCGCCCAGTCCTTGAAAAACATAGGAAGTACAAGGATAAATACGGAGAGAACGAGATATTCTGGGGATTCGGCATAGAAGTGGAAACATATTTACAGTTCGCCAAGCCTATCCACGTGGCCACGCCCGTTTTAAAAACAGCGAGGAAACCTGAGAGGTACAGTGTGAATTACTATAGTTCCTATAAACCCGAGACACTTGCGCAGATGGACCGTCTATTCCCAGATGCTTCTGGCTTCGTGCCCTTGCCCCTTTTATTGAACTGTCATTCTCTCATAAAGGCCGATCGTCACGGACAACATCTCACCACTTATGAAAAAGTTCCAAAGCCAAATCCGAAATTCTCAGGACGCACAGTCTTTCAGGAAATGCAGGGGTTTTGTCCGACACTCTTTCTCGATGAACACGAAGTGGGTTTCACATTTGATGGTGACACGATAGAGTTCATGAGCGAATATTTTTATAGAGCCACGGCTGAAGATGCTATAGAAGAACTTATTGTGAAAAAGTCCGGGTTTTTAAAAACCCTTAACCGATTCTTGAGAGAGCGCCGTGTATTTTTAGACAAGGGCCCCGTCATCTATCCTCTACGCAATCACCCTTTTGCTGTTTTTCACACAAATCAGAGGAATATTGGAATGTTTAATAATGGCACGTATCATGTGAATATTACACTGCCGACAGAGCTCGGCAATAAGTCGGTAGATGGTTTTCCTACCATGAAAGACCCGGCGAAGTTTAAAATGCTACATAAGAACTGTATACGCGTGTATCAATGGCTAGAACCTCTCTTAGTGGCTGTTTACGGCAGCCCCGATCCCTTTCAAGGATGCTCTGCGGGATCACAGCGCGGTGCGATGAGTCGCTATATTGGCCTAGGAACCTATGACACAGATGCGATGCCCGAGGGAAAGATTCTCACAGTTCCGGTAAATGAGTTGCGAGGCTCTGATCAGCCTTTCTGGTGGTACAAGGTGTATCATGCCACGAGTGGATATCAGCCCTTGGAACAACTGGGAATGGATATAAATTACCGCAAACATTTCTTACATGGGATAGAGATACGTATATTTGATTGGTTTCCTGAGGAGAGGCTACAAGAACTTTCGGAGATTCTCGTGTATGCGGCGCAGGCGAGTTTATTACACGTGAATGTGGTGGAACCTGTTATGACCAGGGCGTGGAATAATCTGATGGTGGGCGTTTTACGTGAGGGGATTGCCTACAAGCCGAGTGCTCAGGAAATTGGTTATTTGGAGTTCGTCTTTCTTCTTGAGTTGCCTAGCATGAATATTGGCGAATTATATAAGGTCTTATATTCGCGTATGATGAAAAAATATGGGCGGGGGAATCTATCCGCCTGTTTTTTGAGAGAGAAGGATGTTTCTGGATGTGGCTGTCTTGGCAAAGGTTGACTTCGTCTTACTTCTTGTAATGAAACATAAGTGACATGACTAAGCACGCCGACATAAAGAGAAGACTGCCTTCTAGACGTTTCTTCTCTGGATCTGGTTGAATAGTGTTTAACACTTCGCGAAGACTTGCGAGAGACATGGTTACAGGCTCTGTCGTGTCAATCGTCACGTATTTCTCGGGAAGGCCTTCATATGCGCGAATGGTGACATTAGAAGAAGGTATATTATGTACCGTGAACTTCTGGCCGTAATTACTATAATCAAATATGGACACCACCCTGTTTACAGGCATGCGTGTATCGTTGTCTTCCTCCTCCGTAGGTGCCTCTGAGTCCGGTGTAGAAGGAGGCAAAGGAGGATGCTCGGCAGTAACCACACCCTGAGAACCAATTACATCCTTTTGATCATCTAGTCCAGCATCTGGCTCATCTGCCACAGAGCATACAGGAACAGGATCTGGAGAAGCAGTGGCAGAAGTAGAGGCAACAGGAGCAACAGGAGCAGGCTCAATGGCTTGAACATTTTGACAGCCAGTACAGAAGAACATCAAAGGACGTAGGGACCTTTATCACCGCTCCTCACCGTCAATCAATTTTTTGGCTACAAGAGCAGCCGTTGACGGATGCAAATCCAGTGTCATACAGCGCACGGATCCGCCCGATTTCTCAAACTCACTCACGTCCACTTCCCGTATGCGAAGCCCAGTAACCCCCTCTAACACCTTTTTCACGGCCTTGTCGGTCATCTTGTGTGTGACTAGATACTTGCCATCTACAACGGCATTAAGACACAGAGTATCTTCCGTATCTATCACGTGAACCTTAGAAGAACCCAGGAAGCTCCGTATCTTCTGTATAGATTCATCTGAGAACGCCTTCCGATGTACTACACAACTGTCGTCATTGAATTCCAACATCGCTACGTCCAGATGATAGTAATCTGCCGAAGCAAGGGGGACAACCAGTAGTTCGGGCGGCGGAAGGCCGTGTTTCTTATAGAGACCGTCCAAGAGTTTTTGCGCTACTGTGAATGCTTTCTTCGTGGCTCGGAAACCATATCCACAGATTGCCTTAGAGCCACCGTGGAACCATTTGAGCTCTGCTTGGCCTTCAAAGACAGCGGATGGAAATGGTATCGTGTGTAAGCCGAGGTCTTCATACATCTTTTTCAGGTACGGGAGTTCTTCTTGACGGTGCTTGTATTTCATATGAGGCAAGATGATCGTATTGGGTATACCGGGGATACAGAGGCCTCCATTCGCCACAAAGATAATATCTGGCAATTCATGTTTTGGCTTCTGTATGGTATAGGTAACCATATTATGAAATGCTTTTGTGAACTTGGCAAATTGCTCATATGCCTTTTTGGTATTGATTATCTTTGAGGCATCCGTGTATACATTTTCTTTGTCTTGATAATCATACAAATGAAATGTATTTGGTTCTAACGATATGCGTAACATCTATTTAGAACGCCGAACCATTTAAAATGGTTCGGTGGTCGCCGACCCGCAAACATTCTAAATAAGAATTCAGGCGACTTTTACCTTCGGTATAATTTGCCTAGTGCGCATTTTGAATGTTTGCGGGTCTATAAGTACGCTTGTCTTTTCAAGAATGTTTTCTGCGCATTGGTGGGATTGAAGAATTCTTTGACGACTTCCATGGCCACCTTGGGATCAAAGGACTTACATGAGAAGATATCAAAGTATGCGTCGTTCGTTTCTTCTACGAAGTGGGCGGTTATACAGGAGGTTTCAATGAGCTGGATAAGGCTGTAGCCGGCCACGCGCCCTTCGCCGAATCTGACAACTTTCGGAGCTCCGTATGCCTTCATGTCAATGCGTTTCACAAGTTCTTTCGTGAATGCCTTAATTTTCTCGGAGGAACGAATGGCACCGGGGTCACACGCGGCGGCATTTATGAGTAAGTGGTAGCCCCACGAAGATTTGGAGAGCTTCCTCGTCTTACGCACCATCTACCTTTTACAGTGGTTAAAAGTAGGCTTAAAAAGGCGGTGGTGTCTATAGTTAGGGTCTAGTAGCTCAGTTGGTAGAGCGTGGTGCTTATAGATTCAATTCTATACCTAAGGCACGCCAAGGTCGCGGGTTCAAGACCCGCCTGGACCAGTTTTTTGTGGTAGTTGTACTGTCACAAAAAAATTGTCCTTTCTCGTTTGTACCTTTAGCGACGGTATGTGCTTCTGCGTTTTTTATGGAGGCGTTTGTTGACTGTGCGACTGCGAAAGCGACGACCTCCTTTTACTTCTCCAAAGGCTTTCATTAATTCCTGGTTTGTTTTAGGCAAGCTTTTGTTAAATTTTTGAGTAAGAGAAGATACAGGAGGATTCTTTCCACTAGTAGACTGAGCAGGCGCAGGCGGAGGAGTACCAGCAGCAGGAGGAGTACCAGCAGCAGGAGGAGTGGCGGCAGCAGCAGGAGTGGCGGCAGCAGCAGGAGTGGCGGCAGCAGGAGGAGTGGCGGCAGCAGGAGGAGTGGCGGCAGCAGGAGGAGTGGCGGCAGCAGGAGGAGTGGCGGCAGCAGCAGGAGTGGCGGCAGCAGGAGGAGTGGCGGCAGCAGGAGGAGTGGCGGCAGCAGGAGGAGTGGCGGCAGCAGGAGGAGTGGCGGCAGCAGCAGGAGTGGCGGCAGCGCTAGCAACGGCACCCTTGGCCGCATCAGGACTCTTAACCATAAGAGGTAAAGGAGTACTAGCCCCTAAGTTTATCATAGCAGGGGTTTTCCCCATGCTAGGATTTTGTTTTTCACTTAAACCATACACGCCGTACGCAATTGTTAAAGCGACCTGCCCTATTTTGTTAATAAGTTCTTGGGGAATCTGTCCACTCATTCTACTAAGAACCGTGTATAATTTTTACACACGCTTCTTATAAACACCCGGGGATTTTATCTTCTACCGCGTGTCTTTCTTCTCCGGGTCTTTCGTTTACGCAAGGTGAATAGACGTTTACCTCCTCTTTGTACAATTTGCTCTAAGGCTGTTGCTATTCTTCCAAGTAAAGGTTCAATACCAGCAGGTCCGCCCATTGGTGCAGCAGAACCAGTGGCTACTCCAGCAGGTCCGCCCATTGGTGCAGCAGAACCAGTGGCTACTCCAGCAGGTCCGCCTATTGCTCCAGATGAGTCCATTGCTCCAGATGCGCCCATTGCTCCAGCAGGTGCGCCAGGTAAGCCAGGAGAAGCTCCAGGAGAAGCTCCAGGAGCAGAACCCTTTGCGCCCATTGCGCTAGAACTTCCGGCAAGAGCCCCTTTAGCATTTTGTTTTGCAACGGCTCCTTGCTTATCAGTAGCAGTATTCATGGCAGGTTTTTGGCCAGGAGTAGTAGATTTGTCCACGGGTTTCAGGCCTGCCTTACCTTTTTTAAGGTTTGTAGTGGTGAATGGTCGTGGTGGTGGCTTCAGTGGCGGTGGCTTCAGTGGCGGAGGAGGTGGCGCCCTCGTGCCAACTGGACGAGGTGGTGGTTGCGGCGACCTCGCACCAGGTGGTGCCCGCAGCGAAGAAATAGGCGGGGGCATAACTACATAGAACCTATATTAAATTTTCCGCGTCCTTCGCCGGAACTGTGTTTTCTGTTGTTTTCTCGTTCTACTCTTTTTATTGATTGCGTGCCCCGATTTTTTACGAGTGCCGGCCAAGCGCATATAGCCACCCCGCGCTATTACTGGCAGCCCTGTTGGACCTATTGGACCTCGTGTTTGCTTTGATTTTACTTTCTCGGCAGTATCCTTATACAGGCCTGTTCTACCAACTTGACGGCCATTACTCATAAGTATATTTTTTGAATTCACTATCTCGCGAAAAACATAATTTTTTAGTTTTTCATTATCTTCTGTACATTTACACTTTGATTCTAACCTATAATAGCTGCCATAGAGTTCTTTTAAACCTTCAGGCAATCCCCTCTGTGCTCGCATATATTTCGTGGCATCATCAGGACATAGGCATAATTTTTTTCTCACTCCTTCAACGCCCCCTGTTTTTCCTGCTACTGTGCCCGTTTGGCTACCACTGGCGGCGATGCCTTTTAATCCATTGGTTACGGCATCTGCCGCGTTTTGCCCTTTTCGTGTTCCTTTGGCCATTGCATTTTCTAGTGCGCTTGGGCTAGTTCCTTCTGCGGCACTTGTAGCAAAGGCGCCTGCTGCCCCCATTCCCGCGGATAATCCCGTAGACAACAGGCCCGGACCAGCTGACATGGCCATTGATGATGCCATATTACCATAACCACTACTCTGACCGGTTCCTCCTGGAGGAATAGCCCCTGCGGCTGTACTTACACCATCTGCTGCCGACACGCCACTTTGACCTGGTGAATTTTTATTTGCACGAGATGCTGCTTTATTTCTCGCTGTTTGTGCATTTTTCTGTCGCTGCGCATTGGTCCTTTTATTACCGGGCCTTTTTTTCCCCGCTTCTTCACCCGCCTTATTAATGCGCTGTTGCCTTGTCATTTGTGGTTTTAGCGGTGGAGTTGGTTTTGGTTTTAGACCTGCACTTGGTTTTGGTTTCATACTTAGTGGATTAATTCCTTTTCCTGCACTGCGTGTCGCGGCACTCCCAGCACGCGATGCGGCACTCGCTGTGCGTGCGGCTGTGCTACCTATACGCGCTGCTCCTGCTCCTGCGCGCGCTGCTCCTAGTGCTAATGCTCCTACAAATCCGCCAACTGTCATATTACATTATCCTTAGATTTATTATTCATCCCTAGTTCTAAGGGAAAGTTCCTCCGATCTATGAGGAGAGTTTTGTATTTGAAGAGGAGCTCCTGATGATGTACCAGGTGTTCCTTCTTCTGCTGGCCGAGGAGCATTCTCCAGTAGCATAGGTGCCCTACGAGCCCCTTCTGCTGGCCGAGAAGCATTCTCCAGTAGCATAGGTGCCCTACGAGCCCCTTCTGCTGGCCGACTAGCATTCACTGCCGACTCAGTAGCGCCTTCTGGCCGAGGAGCAGAAGGAGCAGGAGGCATCTCCTTTTCTACTACGAGTCTCTGTGTAACAATCGGTTCTTTCCAGATCGCCTCACAAATCTCCACTATTTTATCATCTCGTGCTTCACGTTTCTTAGTGGCTTCATCCGCAGCCGCAACACGTTGTTTTATTATATCATTAAAGAAGTTTAGCAATGGTGATATCATTGCCCCAACAAATCCTGTCGTGGCTCCCGCTACGCCTGCAGCTCCTTGCGCAGCGACGCCAACGCCTCGTCCAGCGAGTTTACCTAATACACTAGCCATCTTCTACGAACTACAAAAAATATAGTTATTCATTAGAAAATGGCTACGCGTTCCACTCGTAAGGCGAACAAAATCCCCGCGGTCGGCACCAAGCTGAAGGTCTGGCACGGCACTGCGCACCACACCTCCGGAGGACTCCAGAAGAAGGATCTCATGCGCACGAAGAAGGGCCGGATTGTTTCTCGCAAGAAGCACGCCCTCGGACGCAAGTCTCTGAAGAATCTCGTGAAGGCCGGGTACAAGGCGAAGAAGGGGACATTTAAGCTGTTCAAGAAGTAATTATTCCACGCTTCCCCAGACCTTTACTCTCCCGACGTATACTACTCCGGAGTAGTGACCCTCTCTAACCATCATATGGCATTATGAAGGTAGCGATCTCACACCAATTTGTGTCATAGACCCACAGTTCTACAGTACTCCTACACACAGGCACCTTCTATCCGCCGTAAAATCTAGCAAAATCTGTGCGTTAATTATTACCTTTAACGATATAGTGCATATATATAATGTTAAAAGAATATCTTGAATCAAAGGGTATACGGTTTTCATACGACTATCAGGGTAATTCTGCACAGTTTCCGGCAGAACCAATTATTTTAGATTATTTTGCCAGACAACCAGCCGTAAAGGAAATCATGGAAATCGGCTTCAATGCAGGCCATAGTGCTGAAACTTTTTTATCCTCAAATCCCACAGCAAAACTTACTAGTTTTGATCTGGGAGAAGTAAATGCGATGGAATATGGTAAAGAGTATATTGATTCTACATATCCTGGAAGGCATACCCTGATTGTCGGTGATAGTACTGTAACAGTGCCACAATATAAGATTGATAATCCAGATAAAAAGTTTGACCTAATATTTATTGACGGTGGACATGATTACGGTATTGCAAAATCAGATTTCATACATTCTTCGGCGCTCGCTCATTCTGAGACTATCGTCATAGTGGATGACGTAGTATATGTACCTGGTTGGGAAGTAGATTACACAATGGGCCCGACAAAGGCCTGGAGCGAAGCAACAAGTTACGGCGAGATACAGGAGCTTAGCAGATTAGCATATAAACGCGGTTTTGGTTTAGTCTGGGGGAAATATTTAAAGTCATTCGACGAGTCCCATAAAAGCTTTCGTACGGTACCCTCCCCGTAAAATCCCCGAAGAGTTACAGATGCAGAATCCCGACGAGGACGGCGAGTATCCTCCTCTCCCCGTTCTCCACAATCGTCAAGAAGCCTGGGCGTGGGATGAGGAGAAGCGCCTCCGATGGAAGGGACTCCAGAAGGCACCCCCGACATATAAGCCGACCATCCTAGAATGCCTCTATGACACCTTAACACGCCACTCCTATTTCGGCAAAGACCCCCTCACATACGTCAAGGAGCGCCTAGAAGCGAGGAAGTTCCACGCGCTTCTCGTAGCCCAGCACGACGAAAAACACGCCTCATTTCAAAATACGAATGACGTCCTCTAATAATCCGACCGCCTCCTCCTTGGACACCATATCGGCCTTGGCTCCTTCCTTGGGGTCATGCCAGTACAAGGCGCCCCGTGTATCGCTCTCGTCAATATTTGACCAGACCAATGCAGCGCCACTCTCGGCAATCTCATCCAGATGAGGAGCCACGGCAGGTACAAGGGCCCGCATACCGCTTCCTCGCATACCTAGGATTTTCTCCGTCAGCTGGCGAGTATTGCGCAGAGGAAAGAAGATCACTTCCCATTCACAGCCGAATAGATCACCGCTTCCGCTACCCCCTATGAGTGTCACATCATTGCCTGACCAGCGTTGCCATAGTGCTCGGGGAATATCTTGCCCCGACCCCGTCCAAAGAATGCGAACCGGCTTCGGAGCATTCGCCACATAAGTAGCCAACATCTGCGCTTCAAAACTGTCGCGAATACGGAAAATACAGTCCCACCGCTTCCGGAACAAGGCCGGACCACCGCTAAAGCCTCCTCGCACAGCCTCCTGAATGACGAGCACCGATCGGCCCTTGTACAGACTCTCCGATTCCACGGCACCGATCTTCGCCAACCAATCGGCCACCTCACCGATGACAAGAGAACGCCGACCACGAATGTGTTCTGAAAATCCTTCCAGGGAAGACATCCTAGACCCCTTTTACACAGACCCCATAATTTGCCTCACAATATATAGACGCAGATGAAGGACTACATCATTGCTTTTTTTGTTCTCATCCTCATTGATATTCCTTGGCTGACCCTACAAATGTCTAACACCACGACGATGTTCACGAAGATACAAGGAAGCAGGGCGCTCGCTATGCGCTTCTGGGCCGCGCCGATTGTCTACGTGGCACTTGCGTATTTGCTAGTACAGATGAAGTCGCTCAAACAGGCGGCGGCATCTGGCATGGCTGTATATGCCGTCTACGACTTCACGAACTTGCTGACGTTCAAGGATTATACTCTATCGTTCGCCATCCAAGATACGCTTTGGGGAGGTGTCTTATTCGCCATAGCGTATTCTGTCTTAGAGGCTCTTAGGTAATCAAAATCACTTCTCAAAGTTCCAAGCCCAGTGTAAAAGGGCCTGTCTTTGACGAGGACGACACTCCAACTCGCCCGCCTTACAGTTCTTCTCCACAGCCCCCGCGTGTCTGCTAAAGGCCTTCCAGCGCCTAATCTGTACGGCGTCCAGCTCTGGGATTCTGCGCCCCATCCAGTACCGACAATACCACTGAAACCATCCGCGCTCGTCCGGATTTTTCTGGGCGTCGGATAGCACGTCGTGATTATTCTTGCCTCCAGGAACCCACCCATACTCCTTCCACTCAGGTAAAGACAGACGCGAATCTATTTGGAAATGATTGAGCCCAATGTCCGTGCCCTGGGGCGACAGTTTCCCGAGCATCCCCGCAGCCCAGAACCACTCGGCGGGGAATTCCAGGAGGCAGTCATTCAAATACCTTCCTCCAAATGCGCCGAGAGCCAAGATCTCTCCAGGCGTGGCATACGGCCGAAACCCGCTAGCGAATCCTTCTCCAGGATTCTCAGCCAACACATACGAATATCCCTTGGACATCTTGTTCCAGACATGTATCGTATTGCCCTTCTTGAATGTATCGAGTGCCCGACCCTTATCCTTTAACACCGAGAACATATCATCCACGGATTTCAGGCGTAGAACACGCCGGTCTTTGTAAGACATCTCTACCTTTCCACCACTATAAAATTGATAAGCCCGGCCACATATACCATGAGTCCCTGAATGGACTCTCAAACAAACAAGAAACTCATCTCCGAATGGCGCGCCTCTCTCACGGAAAGGGAGCGCCGTCTCCACGACCTCGCAGCCGTAAAGCTCAAGAAGGTTCTCATCACATCTCCTTCCGATGAGGACCAGGGATCATATTTCCCCGAGTTCTCCCACGCGTTCAAGACGTGGCTTGCTCAACGACGCTGATACGTCGTCAGCAAGTTATCATACGTCTTGGAATTCACCACCTCCGTAACTTCCAGGGTCAGCGACCAATCGGCGTCCATCATGTTCACAGGCACGCCCCAAGGATCTAACAGCCCAATTTCAAAGAATGGAACAGCCGTGGGAGACAAGAAGGTATATTCTTTTCGTAGCATATTGGAATTGTCGTCGAACTGTGTCGTATAATAGTCATCTTTCAAGATAACCTTGGCGAAGGCCTCAATGTACGCCGGCCCTACTCCAGGATGATAGAGATTCACGGCCTGCTCCGGGCATTTCACCTGCATCAGGTAATACGGCGTAGGCTTCAAGCTAGGCGGAGCAGGAGCCACGGCCGTATAGACGCCACCCACCTCCTTCGGCATAATCTCGCGATCTCGGAATCCCATATAGTATCCGAGACCCCAGTGCGTGGCCCTCTCCGCCACGGCCGATTTATCGGAAGACATATACAGCCGAAATAAGGTGCCCGTGTTTTTCACCACAATCCGGCCACTCACAGGCTCGTAGGTACATGTGAAGCGAGCATCAACTTCCTTTAACAACCCCTCTAACACAGCACACAGCTCTCCGACACCATAATTGCCATCAGGAATGGGACCGATCTTCGTGGTGAATTTGTCATATTTGATGCGAACCTCAAACGTAACATTAGCCTTGTACAAAGAAAACACGTGCTCGACTAAAGGCAACTCTAAAGACGCCATCCGTACTCGCATGACATTGCGCATGGTGAAAGGCAGAACCACACGAAAGGTGGAGTTCACGGCGTTTTTCTGAGTCGCAAACCGAGTATCAATGGAAATCAAGCTCACCTTGTATTTCGATGTATCTACGAGTCCCTGCTCCATCCTCTTCTAGTCCAGCCTAAACTTTTTTTGTTATATCTAATTATCTTTTACACTGAAGGCCCTACACCGTTTTACACATCTTCATGCTGCCATGGGCACCACGTTCTACGCCGTATCCCGACAACGTGTAGCCGAATCCATGGCTACTTGGAAGAGCCTCCTCCCCACCGTGACACCTTATTACGCCGTCAAGTGTAATCCGGATCCCACCCTAGTCCGATGGCTAGGCGAGTACGGCGCCGGATTTGATTGCGCGAGCGCCAATGAAGTGCGTATCGTCAATCAGGTGGATTACGGGGCGAACATCATATTTGCCAATCCCTGTAAGAGCTCCGAGGAGATTCGCGCCCACGCTGCCGCCAATATCCAGACGACCGTGGTGGATTCGTTTGAGGAGGTGGACAAACTCGCCGAGAATGGATGGAAGGCCTCCAGCCTCATCCGGATTCGCGTGGAGGATGGGGGGAGCATGATGCCCTTCAGCGCCAAGTTCGGACTAGATCCGGCACACATCAAAGCCCTCGGTATCTACGCTCGCACCAAGGGCCAGCATATAAGTGGTATCAGCTTCCACGTGGGCAGTGGATGCAAAGACCCGGCCCAGTACAGCCTCGCCATCCAAGAGGCTGCGCAGGGGATTCGCCAGCTCCGCTCCATAGGGCACGAGGCCACAACAATTGACATCGGCGGCGGATTCATCCAAGGCCCTCTCTTCCGTAAGACGGCAGACACCATAAATCCCCTTTTACACCGGTTAGATCCTTCCATAAACGTCATCGCAGAGCCAGGGCGTTTCTTCGCGGCCTCTAGCCATGACTTGTTTGTGCGTGTGATTGGCAAGAAGCCTGCTAAGAAGGGCTGGCGCTATACCGTCGATGAGAGTTTGTATGGACAGTTCTCATGCGTTCCATTTGACTATGCCAAGCCGAAATGGATACGTGTGCGTGGGCCGAAGGAGTCTGCGCGTAGGAGTCAGCCCGCGATTTTATACGGGAGGACGTGTGATAGTCTAGATTATATTGCGTCGGCGGAAGACGCAGAGGAGTTAGAGGAGGGTGATTGGCTTTGGTTTCCGCATATGGGGGCTTATACGACGGCCACGAGTACGGAATTCAATGGATTTCCTAAACCACCGACGTATATTATTGAGGACGAGGTACTGCCGAATCCGAAGGACTTTGGCTCTGCGAGGTGGCCTCGTGGCTTGAAATATGTGAGCCCTGTGAAGGTGCCTAGCTAGTCAACTTGACTCTTTAGTCAACTTGACTCTTTAGTCAACTTGACTCTTTAGTCAACTTGACTCTTTAGTCAACTTGACTCTTTAGTCAACTTGACTCTTTAGTCAACTTGACTCTTTAGTCAACTTGACCCGAGAACAAGTTGACAATATCCAGGAAAAGCCCGAGGGAAGAGTTTACATAATCATACGGCTTCCTCTGACGAAGTTTCAGAAGTTGCGTGTCATAGGCCACGAAGGCAGCGAATAGTATGGTGGAGAACCAGCTGAGAAGGGTCTTTACCTTCGTGAAGTCCGTGCTCTCTGGGCTAGACATACCCGCTAAGATGAGAATAAGTCTTGCCACAATGAGGCCTATAAGGGCCACAATTAGACAAGGGCCAAACTGTAGGAAATGTTGATTATCGGCAAATCCCAGGATGGTCATGGCCACGAATATTCCCGCCACGGAAGCAAGGACTTCTCTCAGAATTCCTTTCTCCTCTGCTCTTTGTACTACAGGAGCCATCATCTGGCCAAAGAGGTAGGCAAATGCTATGAACAGCAGGTATTTGTAGGGTCCGGGCTTCGCCCATGACATCATGAAGATGAGGGCGAAGATGATTATGAACTGAACAATGGAAACCATAGGAGAGACACTAAGGGGATACTCTGCGGAGACCGCGGTAATACCGAGCGCCGCTGTTAAATGGAGATATGTGATGCCAATGAAGCTCATATATTCATACCGTATAAAAAAGTTGAAATGCGTGTGAATAACAATAGCACAGTCCACCGAATGCCTGTACGAACGTTGAAGACACAGAACTACGCTGCCGTCAAGAGTATTTATAGAGAGGCGTTCCAGAGGAATGGCTATACGGACCAAGACCTTGGAGATACTTGGCGCAAGCGCCTCGGGATAAGTTGTGGATATTTCAATGCGCACGGCGATCTTCTCGGCTTTGGACTTGCCATCAATAGGGCTTATAGGCGGAAGAACTATATCCACTTCTTGGCCGTGTATAAAAAGTACAGGGGATGTGGATACGGCTCCAAGATTCTGCGTAACATGTTGAAATCTCTGCCGAACGCCTATCTGTGGCCTGAAGGTGATACCGACAAGGAAACAGACGCGCTGAAGGCTTGGTATGGAGCACATGGCTTTCGTAGATCAGCCAGTAATTTCTACGCCATTCATCCCTATAACACCCGTTCAAAACCAAGGCCGGTATAGTATATTTCCACTGGCGTCTACGAGCAGGCTTGAGGAACTAGGCATCGATTTTTCGTGGTCGTAGTCCATCGTACGCCAGTTATTCATACTCAGGTAAGGCCCCGCCGCCTCTCGGCGATCATAGAGTTTTTTATGGGCTGGGGGCATGGTGGAGAAGACGAGGTAGATTACGCAGGCGAGGAGTATGAGTAAAAATACGGTGGATAAAAGGACTCTCCAGCACATTTCTATTCTATCTCGGACATTTTTTTCGTGATGGCCCTAGTGATAGGCCCTTTGTGTACTAGTACGAGCCCTTGGCCTGCGTGCCTCTTACAGTTCGCCGAAGCCTTCGTGAGTACGGGACAGTCTTCCACCCCACATTTATATTTATAGGACTGGTCATTTCGTTTCTTGTTTGCGAGCCAGGCGCGCGAAGAAGAATCAAAGAAGGAGGAGGTGAATTCCATTGGGGCGGGACTTAGCTGATTATATGAGCTGGCATTCATTTTTTATGCGTCTTACGACGGTTAGACAATTTCTTGGTTTTGTTGCGCCCTCTGCCAACCTGTATTCCTATTCTACGAAGGCCTTTCATAAACAACTTTTTCTTATCATATGGCTGTCTATTTATATATTGTCTTAATTCTTTCGCTCCACCTGGCTTTTTTAAGATTTCCTTAATTTTTTCTATTATTATTATAAGTTGCGGGTTTTGTTTCTTTCGGGTTACACGATTTGGTCTACGCGGTGGAGTTAAAAGTCTCACTGCGGGTCTAGGAGAAAGTACTGCTTCTGGAATTTGTGGCAAATTCCTTAGAACATACTGATTCAGTGATAAGTTATCAAGGCGCTTACATTCATCTACTATATTGCTGTATTCCTCATATATGTCTATTTCTGGAGCACCTTCAGCACGTATAATCAATGATAAGACTTCTCTCATTTTACTAGCATTCTCTATTATCACCCCTTTTACATCGCATAACATATAATATATATTAAAAATATCATCTACAAGATAAGAATATTCCTCCCCATTTATTATAATTGTGGGGTTACCTGCTAGAGTTAATGCATGCTTTATGATGTTTTTTATGAATCCTGTATAATCTTCGTTTATAGGGGAAAGGGGATTTTTTAAGTATTCTTGTAATTGCCATTCATTCATATCATGCCTAATATTTGGGTCACCTATTTGTAAATATTCTGGTGTCGCACCTCCTCGCTGTATAGCACCTCCTTGGACTTTTGGCCTTTTTACCCTGCCAGCTCGTCCTTGAACTTCCAATCTGTCGATAATACCTCTTCTTCCTTGCTTTCCTTTTATACTAATTAAAAAATTTATAAAGAGCGTATTAACATTTTGTGCTGTTATATCTACACTCTCACGCATTACCTGGTTAAATGGATCTTTTAAGCATCTACTAATCTGTACTTCGTCGCCATTAACTAATTTTGTAAAAATAGGCTGTACTTTGAACATTTTATATGTATCTTTGAAATCTTCTAGGCTCATATCTAGATCATCAATATCATCTCTAACTTGCCCAGCATCTTTCCCTTCTTCTAAGAATTCAATTATATTAAATATACTTTCATTAAAACTTTTAAAATATTCATCGATTTTAGGATTTTGTAATATTGATCCAACCTGATCTATTTCTGTAATCGTACGTTCTTTAATCAATTGTGACACTTTTAATAAATCATCATTATGACTTATTACACTATTTAAGAATAGTAATTTGGCATCCTTTAACATGGCATTGCGCAGTTCTTCAGGATCCCCTACTGAAAAACGAACAAATATTGCCTCTGAAAAACCTTCACCGCGATTTTTCACTACATGTGATACACTAGTAAGGTGTAAAAAGGTTGATAAAACACCGTCGCATGTAAATACAGAGCAGTCATCTTCTTCATTATTCATAGCATAATGCTTTCCAATAAGACCTATAAATACATCCCCTAAAAATTCTTTACAAAATATAAAGAGAACCCCTTTTAATTTATTCATATATGTCATATTGCGTCGGTTATCATTAAAAAAAGTGTTCTTTGCTGTATTCCCATCAAAAATCCCATGCAACTCTGGTTTTTCAATCTTAGGGGATCCTAAGATACCTTTTAAATATACACGATATGTATCCCTGTTAGTCCATACTACTTGAATTGGTAAAGCTCCATTTGACGTATGTATTTTTAGTTCTTTAAGGTCATCTATAAATGGCCCAGATAGATTAAATGTTAATATACATTCTATGTTATTACCCCCTGTTACACGTATATCCGTTTTTACAACTCCATCTAAATTTACTCTTCTTTGATCGCCCATCATAGCGTTGAATACGCCACCTGGTATTTCTAGTGTAGAAACTCCAGTTCCATCTAGTGCAGGATAAAATTCTCCATTTCCCCCAACCGCACTAGGTCCTTTATCAAGACAAATATGGGGTCCTATTATATTTTGAGGGGGCATATAGCCATCACTGGCAGGTGGGAAAAATTTTAAGGGGTCTGTTCCAGAATCAACAATATAATATCTTAGATCTTGAGGCATCCTGTCATGTTCATTTCTACCGGATAAATAATCCTTTTTTAGTGTGTTCACAGGAAGCGAGAAATAGCCAGGAGTTGCTCTAGCCCTTTCTATAATTATTTTACTGATTTGTTTCTTTCGTGAGTCATAACCTGTACATGTTTCGGTATTTCCTAATTGCCTTATTGCAAATTCAAATAATGTATCTCTAGTGTTAGTGACACATGGTGTAACTGTGCTAGATGCTTCGATTGCGTCTTTGAATACATCATAAAATCCCAAATGTTTTGGAGTTCTCACATCAATAATTACATTACTGTAAATAGCTTCAAAATCTGCCACAGCATTCCATGGCACAGCCGCTGCCATTCTCCTCTTTCTCCCGATTTTTGTATGGGGATAGTATCCACAGGCAAAAATGTAGTTGCGTCGGCCGACAAATCTTAAATGGGGAATCTCAGATTTTTATCATGATGAGAAGCATAGCCATGGCGGGTGCCCATGTTCTCCTGTCCTGTCCCCCATATCCCACAAAGCCTCGCTACTCGCCATACCAAATACGGTATGGTGAGTAAAGTGTATAGAAAAAATAGTATTTATAACGTAATATTATGGCGCAAGGCTTCTTTCTAATAAGCGCCAAGGAGCCACCTTGGGTGTGAGAGGGGTGGCACAGGAACAGTGGTTCATTGTGAAGTACTGAGACACTACTTTTCACAAATCGCCCGGGAAAGTCTAGAAGTCTTTCTCGGGTAAAAAAGCGGTCCCTGGCGGGTTCGAACCGTCGACTTTGAGGTTAACAGCCTCATGCTCTACCAACTGAGCTAAGGGACCAACGGGGATTCTTCGGAACCGGAATCGAACCAGTGACTTGGAGAGATTTGACCTGAGGCACAAGTGCCTACAATCTCCCGCTCTACCAACTGAGCTATCCGAAGTGGCTTCACCTAGCCCCCCAATGTATAGTATACACCTTTATTTAAGCCTTTTAACGCAGGCGGAGAACCAGGTGGAGGGTGGACTCCTTCTGGATGTTGTAGTCGGACAGCGTGCGCCCGTCCTCCAGCTGTTTGCCGGCAAAGATGAGTCTCTGCTGGTCCGGGGGAATTCCCTCCTTATCCTGGATCTTCTGCTTGATGCCCTCAATCGTGTCAGATGACTCCACATCCAGGGTAATGGTCTTGCCGGTGAGCGTCTTGACGAAGATTTGCATTTCTATACATCCTAGGAAGAATTTGTTAAAGCCACCGCCCTTAGACAGTGCGTGTACGAGAACGGGTTGGCGTCCCTGATTTTGTTCGGCTGACAGAAGGTGTACGTGACTTAGATGGTGTGCCTGACTTGGAAGGTGTTACAGAAGGTGTGCGCGATTTGGAAGGCGTAACCGAAGGTGTACGTGATTTAGAAGGTGTAACAGAAGGTGTGCGTGATTTGGAAGGCGTTACAGAGGGAGTTCTTGATTTAGAGGGTGTTCCTGACCTGCTAGGCGTTCCTGAGCGTGTGAGTGTTCCAGAAGGAGACCTAGTGACGGATGGAGTTGCTGAGGGCGTACGTGATTTGGAAGATGTTCCCGAGACAGTGGCTGTAAATGTGGTGGAACTCGTAGAAGAGGGAGAAGAGCCCGAAGTAAGACTGGATGTCCCTGTGCCAGTACCCGTGCCAGTTCCTGTACCAGTCCCTGTTACACTATTGCTAGGAGTTCGCGACCTTGTTGGAGATACGCTTGGTGTTACAGAAGGTGTTCGTGAGCGGGTACCAGAACGTGTTCCTGATTTGCTAGGAGTTCCTGAGCGAGTGAGAGTTCCAGAAGGAGACCTAGTGACGGAAGGTGTAACGGAGGGCGTACGTGATTTGGAAGGTGTTCCTGAGCGTGTAGCTGTAAATGTGGTGGAACTAGTAGAAGAGGGAGAAGAGCCCGAAGTAATACTGGATGTCCCTGTGCCTGTATTGGAAGAAGTTCTTGACGGCGTTCCTGTTACACTCGTGCTGGGAGTTTGCGTCCTTGTTGGAGATCCGCTAGGTGTTACAGATGGTGTTCGTGTTTTACTGGGTGTTACAGATGGTGTTCGTGAGCGGGTACCAGAACGTGTTCCTGACCTGCTAGGCGTTCCTGAGCGAGTGAGAGTTCCAGAAGGAGACCTAGTAACGGATGGAGTCGCTGAGGGCGTCCCTGATTTGCTAGGAGTTCCTGAGCGTGTAGCTGTAAAGGTTGTGGAACTCGTGGAAGAGGGAGAAGAGCCCGAAGTAATACTGGATGTACCTGTGCCTGTATTGGAAGAAGTTCTTGACGGCGTTCCTGTTACACTCGTGCTAGGAGTTTGCGTCCTTGTTGGAGATCCGCTTGGTGTTACAGAAGGTGTTCGTGTTTTACTGGGTGTTACAGATGGTGTTCGTGTTTTACTGGGTGTTACAGATGGTGTTCGTGAGCGTGATGTAGTTCCCGAAGGACTATTTGAAGGCGTGACTGAAGAAGTGACCGAAGGAGTGCCGGATTTAGAAGGCGTCGCGGAAGGAGTGGCTGACTTAGAAGGCGTACCCGAATTTGAGGGTGTTCCCGATTTGCTAGGTGTTCCTGAGCTGGTTAGAGTGCCTGAAGAAGTTATAGTAACAGAAGGCGTGGCAGATGGTGTTCTTGATTTGGAAGGTGTGCCCGAGTTACTTGCAGTGGATGAAGATGTCCTGGAGCCAGTGGTCGTCTGAGAGGGTGTCCCTGATCCTGACAAAGTTCCACTTATACTAGGAGTCCCTGAGCCAGTAACAGTAACAGAGGGTGTTCTAGAGCCACTTACAGTTTGAGAAGGCGTGCCTGTACGACTCAAAGTTCCACTCAGAGAAGGAGTTCCTGAGCTAGTAGCCGTTACGGAGGACGTTCCAGAGCCACTTGGTGTTTGAGAGGGTGTCCCTGATCCTGACAAAGTTCCACTTATACTAGGAGTTCCTGAGCCAGTAACAGTCATTGAAGACGTTCCAGAGCCACTTGTCGTAACTGAAGGTGTGCCTGTTGCACTTAATGTTCCACTCAGAGAAGGAGTCCCTGAGCTAGTCACAGTGATTGAAGACGTTCCAGAGCCAGTAGGCGTCTTGGATGGTGTACCTGAACCGCTCAAAGTTCCACTCAGAGAAGGAGTCCCTGAGCTAGTTACTGTAACCGAGGGCGTTTCGGAGCCACTCACCGTATCCGAGGCTGTGCCTGAACCACTCAAAGTTCCAGAAATAGAAGAAGTCCCTGAGCTAGTGACAGTAACCGAAGGTGTCCCTGAGCTAGTCATAGTAACCGAGGGTGTCCCAGAGCCACTTACCGTATCCGAGGCTGTGCCTGAACCACTCAAAGTTCCAGAAATAGAAGAAGTTCCTGAGCTAGTCACAGTAACCGAAGGTGTCCCAGAGCCACTTACCGTGTCCGAGGCTGTGCCTGAACCAGACAACGTTCCAGTCAGAGAAGGAGTCCCTGAGCTAGTCACAGTAACCGAGGGTGTCCCAGAGCCACTTATCGTATCCGAGGCTGTGCCTGAACCTGACAAAGTTCCAGAAATAGAAGAAGTTCCTGAGCTAGTCACAGTAACCGAAGGTGTCCCAGAGCCACTTACCGTGTCCGAGGCTGTGCCTGTTCCACTCAATGTTCCAGAAATAGAAGGAGTCCCTGAGCTAGTTACTGTAACCGAGGGCGTCCCAGAGCCACTTACCGTTTGAGAAGGTGTCCCTGAACCACTCGGTGTTCCACTCAGAGAAGGAGTCCCTGAGCCAGTTGGTGTTATAGAAGATGTTGCCGATGATGAATCCGTCACATACGATGAACCAGAAGGTGAATCTGTGTATATCGGAGAAGAAGTACTTATTGACTCGGCTGTAAGTACTGGCGATAGGGTTACAGAGGAAGATGGTGTAGCAGGTACAGAAGCCTCGGGGCTAATACTTCCCCCTCCACTAGCTGATGCAAACTCAGATCCCGAAGAAGAAGGGCTCACCGAACCCTCCTCTGACACAGTAGGCCAGACAGAGCGTGTAGCCGTAGAAAACGCATCTGATTGACTCGCCCTTACACTGCCAGACGGAGAACCGCTCGCAGATTCCACTCCACTATATGATACCACAGATGTCTGCGATGCTTCTATACTAGTCGATCCTAGTTCGCTTACAGTTGCAATAGGCCCGCTAGCGCTTACTAAAGGACTCCCAGAATCCATTGATGAAACGCTCGCGCTTGGCAAAGGACTTGCCGAATCCACCGAAGAAACGCTCGCACTTGGCAAAGCACTCCCAGAATCCGCCGAAGAAACGCTCGCACTTGGCAAAGGACTCCCAGAATCCGCCGAAGAAACGCTCACACTTGCCACCGCACTCGCCGAATCTGCCGAAGAACCACTCGCCTCTGCCGAGGAAGAGCGAGAAGGACCTACGGACCGCGAAGCGGTGACAGCCCCAGAAGCCGTCCTAGAACTCGTATGCGACCTGCTAGGGCTAGAAGATACACTTCCCGTTTTTGAACTTGTTAGAGAAGCGCTCATTGAACCGGACACAGAAGCAGACCTACTCGCCAGAACACTCTTTGTCACCGATACACTTACCAAGGAGCTTCGTGTTCCAATAAAACTCTCCGTAGCACCCGTAGACCCCGAGGAAGCCTCGGATGCCGAAACGCTACCGCTAGCGGAAGATGACGAGCTCGCAAGCCCGGATTCAGATGCCAAAGGAGACGGGCTTTCACTCATAGATGCGGAAGAACTTCCCAACCCAGACGCAGTCCCAGAATCACTAAACGTCATACTCGCCCCAGCACTTGGGCTCCCAGACGTAGTCCTAGAAGCCACATCACTCGCACTATATGTCCCAGATACAGTCTCTGTTACACCCGTGGGAAACGTCGTTATACTTGGCGTAGAAGTACTTTCTTGTGACACCGTACCGTCCACACTTCCACTAACGCTTCCAGACCTTGATCTCCCTGGAGACAGACTCACCGCACCACTCTTTGACACAAATCCAGAGCGACTTACCGTACGCGACCCTTGAATAGTCCTAGAAGGAGCAACCGTAAACGTGATCGTGGGCGAAGCAGAATGTGAGCGACTCGCCCTGGCAGAACCACTATAACTCACAGACGCCGAACTCGTCCTCGTATTACTCGTAGACGCTGTCTGAGTCCTAGAACTAAATCCACTCCTAGATGCCAAGGGGCTATAGGAAGCAGATGGCGTACAAGTACTATCACCCGTAGCCGACGCCGTAATACTCCCTTTTACAGAACCTCTAGGTCTAACGCTCTCTGTCATATACATACTGCCTGACACTGTTATCCGAGAAGACGCAGAAACACTCCTACTTATGCGCCCTGTCAAGGAGCCGCGTACAGAGGCAGATACAGAGGAAGAAGCACTTCTCGTCTTCGTATTGGTATAGGATCCCGAGGCAGTTTTAGTGATAGGGCCTGACCTAGTAGGAGCCATAGAGCGAGTCCCTGTTACAGAAGCCGTGGAAGTCCTAGAAGATGACATTGACCGCGTTATCGTGGCAGAAGCCGATCTAGACCTCGTACCCTGTGAAGAGCGAGAAGATGTCCTAGAAGCCCTCGTGCTACCAGTCCCTGTTACACAAGCTGTAGATGTCCTAGAACTCGTAATACTACGTGAAGAACTCGGAGAAGATGTACTGGTTTTAGATGCCGATACACTCTGCGTTCCTGTCCTTGTAACTAGCGCAGAACCAGATGCTCTCCCAGTCTTTGTAAAAGAAGGAGACGCAGAAGATGTTTTGGAAGAAGCCAGGGTACGACTTTGCGTAACACTGGCAGTGCCGGTCTTGGAAGAAGAAGCCGATCTGGAGCCAGTTGGGCTTGCCGACGGACTCTTAGAAGATGTTATAGAGGAAGTACCTGTGCGCGTAGGTGCCGTAGTCCGTGTACTAGTTGTTGACCCCGTAATAGTTTTTGTCATTATCGCTGAACTACTTTGAACAGCCGATGCGCTAGCCGTCTTAGATGCCGTAGTAGATTTCGTGCCTGCTAGACTACGAACACTGGTAAAGGTACTTTTCGCCGTGGGTGTAAATATATTGGTCGGCCGAATAGATCTTGTCCCTGTGGTCGTGCGCGTAGATGTTTTCGACATCGTGGAGCTCGCGGTAGGGAGTACCACGTCCCAGGCTAAGATACGCGCATCTTCACGAGGCTCTCCCAAAGATACTATGGATGCTAGAAAAAATAACAAGAGTTGTAGCTTACGCATCTTGCTATTCTTTACATATGATAATCATTTAGACACTGGACCTTCTCTACGAATAAAGTCACCAGGTTCCCCAGTGGAATCGCAATCAAACACGTGGCCCGCTGCGCTGACCCATACGGCTCGCCCATCCCTCTCCTCTTTCCTTATAGAGCACGTATCTGCGTGAAAGGTCTCTGGAGCCTTCTCGCTTTCATCATAGACCTTCCGAACTCTGGGGAAGGATTGAAGAATAGTACCTTTGCCAGAAGCAGGAGCAGAAGCAGAAGCTTCCACCTTCTTTTTCCTCCCCATCTCCTCAGAAATAGACGCCGGCCTTTGAACCACCCAAGCCTTAGAAACACACGCCTCCTCGGCCCGCATCTGCGCCTCCTTGGCGGCCGCAAGCCATTCCGAATCCGGCTCACACCCTTCTTCCTCGGCCAATTTCCAGTAACCCTTGCTCCCATAGACCAAGGAATCTTTCGGAGGCTCTTCAGCTAGTAAACCGTGTATCATACGCGACTGTGTAAAAGGACATCCCTTTGACACCCTGTATATACACGCCTCGCACAGATTCTCATTCTTGCGAGCCTTCCCATCGCACAGCCTCGCAAAGCATACCCAGGAGGCTCCTAGACGAATGCGCGTATTTTCCCAGTCCACTAGTCTTGCCTGGCACGCCATGTAGACCTTCCATAAGCTATCCACGACCTTATCAATTTTTTAGAGTCCGCGCACTAGGGTCCGTCGCACCGGGCGACCAACGAGGCATCCAGTATGGCCACAGGTCGCCGGTGTGCTTGTAGAACCTATCATATATGGACCGATAGTACAGAGCTTCCTTGGTGTGACACACAGGCCACCGCAACTTCGTATCATCCAGAACAATCCCGCGATCCTCAATCTTCCTCTGAATGATCTGGTACCACGACTCGCCCTCGGCCTGACTACTCACGCCATCACTGAACGCCTCCTTCGTCCTGTAAAGCACATGATCGGGTAGCAAGGCATCCTTCAAGAACGCGTCGCGCAAGATAATCTTCTCCATCCTCCTTGGATCCCCTGTAGCCTTGTTCTCAGCTACAGGCCTGCGTAAGGAAGTCTTATAGGCAAGGGCAGCCGCCACGAACTGCTTGTCCAAGAAAGGTGTGCGTGCCTCCAGACCATGCGAGCTAATAGACCTATCGGAACGCAGGACATCGTACCTGTGAATTTCCTTTAACAGTCTCCGCACCTCCTCCTCAAAGGCCGCGTCATTCGGCGCATTGTAGAAATATTTATACGAGCCGAAAATCTCATCGGCGCCATCGCCGTTGAATACGACCTTACAATCCGTCCTGTGCCTGATTTCGCGCGCAATCATCCAGTTCCCCACAGATGCGCGCACGGTCGTAATGTCATAGGACTCAATGTCGTGAATGACCTCTGGAATACAATCAAACATCTCGTCGGCCGTGACGACAATCTCCGTGTGGTCAGAGCCGATGTAGCGCGCCACCCAGGCTGCGTAAAAGAGGTCTGTACCGCCCTTCATGCCGATACTGAAGGTCTTCAAGGGCGGTTTGCCCATCTCCTTGAGACGCCTCTGGACCAGCGCGGCAACCAAGCTGGAATCCACTCCCCCACTCAAGAGCGCAGCCACCGGCCTCTCCGTCATGAGACGCTTATCCACGGCGGAAATGAGCGCATCCCGCAGATACGCTAGAGGCATATCGGCCGTCTGCTTGATCCAGGGAACCTCATGATACACGCGCTTGATAAGATCCCCCGTGTCCTCATAAATCTGCCACACCTCTCCAGGAGGAAACTCCACGACCTTCTCGCCCTCCAAGGCAAACGGCTCCAGTGCCTTCCTCTCACTCGCAAATGTCCAGGAACCAGAAGGGCTCTCAATATAAAACAAAGGCCGAACACCATAGGGATCCCTCGCCACCACATACGAACCCTCATAGTACATCACAAACGCGAAGACACCGTCCAGTGCCCGCGCCACCCGCACCGCGTCCTTGTCCATAAACTCGTACAGGTCGCCGAGGACTTCACAGTCAGAGCCAGAGGCACTCTTCTTCCCAACCAACTCCTCTAACTCCTTTGCGTTGTAGATCTCGCCATTACACATCCAGGCGAGCCCCGAGTCGCGCTCAAATGGCTGCATGCCCCCCGTATTCAGCCCATTGATGGCGAGACGTGTGAAACACCAGGTGGCAGAGTCAAGATCCAGACACTTGTGTCCCTCAGGGCCCCTAGCACCCAGAGTATTCACTCCGTTCGCCCAAAGTGCCTTGTGGTCAACCTTGGCTCCGCCTGTGAGAATCTTTGCCCAAATACCACACATCTCTATGGGTTTTCTCGCTAGCGCCTTAACCCATATAAAATTTGACGCCCGATATTCTCGCATATATAAGTCCCTACCACAAATGGAAGAGAGTATTCACCATTTTGATGGAAACCTCTTAGCCTTTTGGCGTCCGAGGAAACGGACCTACTACTTCCTTTCCTGGAAGCCAGAAGCAAATCGCTGGGAACACTACGACGAGGAACACACCCCTTTTACACTACACAAGACAACTGTGCACGAACGCGGATCAGTTATTATTCGTATCAAGTCTGCGGGTCCTCGCCATTATCAAACACGTATTCATTGCGATGGCACATTTCTGCTAAATGGTACTCATGTGATACCCATTGCGAGGTCTATGCTCCCTGCGCAAGGAGCGCGCATTAAGCGTGAGTATACCACGGTGGATCGAGACCCTACTATTCCCTATGAAAGGCCTCAACATCTTTGGGTGCTTCCTCCTCCTGCGGCTGCTGCTGTTGCTTCCGCGGCGGCGGTGCCTAAGACAAAGGCAAAGCCAAAGCCCATTCCTCGTCGCATTGCTTGGTTGGTGGCGGAAGATGCCTGTAAAAACAAAGAGTCCTGTCCCATCTCCATGGACGACATTAGTCCCATTACCGCCTCCGTAACAAGCTGTTTCCATGTATTTGATACTCCGAGTCTGAATACATGGCTCCAGGAAAAGAATACCTGCCCCACATGTCGCGAGCCTTGTGCGCCACAGACGGCGTTTGAACATATGGCAGAGCCTATGGCTTTGCCTTTGGCTTTGGCACAGCCTTTGGCTGAGTAGAACCCTAAAGAAATCCCAACCATTTAACACAGATGAGTTTCAGTCGCAAAGACCTTATCCTTTTACACAAATACAAGGATGATAACTATCGCAAAGCCCTCATAGAGCATGTGGTAAGTCTCGTGAAATATGAGGTCTTCCGCTCGGCCATGCGTGGCGAAACAGTCGTTCGCGTTTCTTGTACATGGGCAAATACCAAAGAAGAAGTGGAAGGCCTCGCAAAAGAAGAAGCCACGGTAAAAGAGCAAATACAAGCCACCTTCAAAGATTCCGTTGTAGAGACCCAAACAGGTCCTGTAAGTCTTATTTTCTATAGTTTCTGGGAGATTGTTATCAATGTAAACTGGGGCTAAAACGCCGGCGTGTATAATTCATAGGGATGCAGGCTATTGGCAAGGGACTTGCCACAATGTTGCTTGTTTACACGACCCACTACTCTGTGGCGAAATTGTACAATTATTTCTGTGTACCCGACAATGTCTATGGTTTTTTTCAAGGAATGATTTCAACCGGCAGTCCCATGTGTATGGGAGCCATGGATATTCTTAAGAGCACGCAGACCTCTTACGGTTCATTGATTATGCTGGGCACGAGCAGGCTCTTTGTAGATATGCTCAGCCCCTTTAACAGAAATCAAAACAATAAATACACTTCTACGGAAGACCCTAACGCGTCGTGAGATGATTCATATTATATTTAAAACTGGTACGAACCATATAAAGTTTATTTAATTGTTATATACATAATGAAGTTTCCAGTATGTCGTGAGCAACTACGTAATATTAAAAAAGATGTGGAAGATGAGATTTTAGAATACAATATTGAGAAAGCAATTGATAACATAAAGGAGCGTATAATAATGCACGCTTATCAAGGTACTCTTCCGCATCTAGGAGGAGTATCAGGCACTAAACTGAAAGTTGATATATCTAAATTTGTAATTATTATTCCAGATAAATGGAGAGCGTATATCACAATTAATTCATCGGCACATCCTTTGGCAATGGTTAATCCGTACAGAACCTACTTTGAAGTGATCAAAGGAAAACTTACGGAACTCTTTCCAGATGTAACTTTTGAAATAGATCCTTTAAAAACATATATACTTATTGATTGGTCATAAGCGTCGGTTTGAAATCCCCGTTTGTCTAAAACTTAATAACAAAAGTTATTAACTTTTAAATAATATGGCATAAGGCAAATACCCTCCTATTTTACAGATGGCCAGCTCCTACGCCACGGTGGAAGGAGCCTTGTACGAACTCGTATCCCGTGGAAAGAAGGACACCTTCTTCTTTGAAGAATCCAAGGACAGCCTCTACGTCTTTGACAACACCTATGAGGCCCAGGCTCCGCAGATGTCCGAGATACGCCGCATTCCTTCCCAAACATCCTGCGATTTCGGCCGAAACCTACAATTTGACTTTGACTTGGTCGGCGATATGATGCGCGACCCCACCCTCGTCATCAAACTCCCTTCCTGGCTTCCCTCCCAGGTAGAGGTATCTAACCAGCGTACAGAGGTGGCAGACTTGTCCGGTGTAACATATGGATATACGAACGGCATCGCCTATTTCCTCTTTGAACAAATCCAGTTTTACCAGGACAATATTCTTCTCCAGGAATTTTCCGGCGACGCCCTCTGGGCTACTACACGATCGGCCGACACGCTGGCACATTCCTTGCTATCAAATACTTTGACTGGCGTTCACAATGGCACGGCTCTTGATATTGCGAGAAACGCCACGCCCGGCCAACTTCGTCTCGCACTTCCCATAATAGGATGTCAAAGCGCCTCCGATCTCGGATTCCCTCAACGCGCAGCCCTCAAACACACCTATCGCCTCAAGTGTAAGGTCCGTAAGCTAGAAGATCTAGTGGAATCTTCCGACGGCAGATATAAGCCCACACCTTGGGGAGCGAATATGTTTCAGCAAACCATCCAAGATGGTACACAAACAGAATTCCATACTCTCTTTCGCACCCAGATACTACCTCTAGATGTTCAGCTAGAGACGCGCCAAGTATATATACCCCGCGAGTACCAAGAAGCTCTTCAACAGACTCTTCAGAAAATCCCTTTTATGCGCATGAGAGAAAACATCTTTACCCAGAATCGCGTAGATTATGTAAATGCCGTCGCAGGAGGCACAAGCATCATCAAACGACTGCTGGACGGCCGTCATCCGGCAGAAAAGATAACCTGGTTCTTCCGCGCGAGACAAGATATTAACGCGAACCGCTTGTGGAAGCTCAACACAGGGACACAAAGCGCACAGAGTTACTATAGCTCGGCGAATTTTCAGATTGCGGGGCGTGACCGCGAATTGCCGAGGAGCCCCTTGGTATGGCGAGATGTGACGAATTATGCCAAAGAATCCACGGATACACGCTATGAAATCGGCACAATGAACTGGGGACTCGGTGCCATAGCCCCTCAGCGTTTTCCTGACGCCCGTGTAACAGGAGCAGTGAATTTCACCACGGCTGATAGACCTACCTTATATTTCAGTCTGAACCCTGTTCCTCCTGATCCGCTCGTGGGCTCGGCCAATACAGAGTTGCGCGTCATCGTGGAAGGCTGGGCAGAATTCAATACGGATGGCAAAGGCCGCGCGGAATTATTCATGGCTTAGGTCATTTCCGAAAATATCACCTGATATTCTTAACTTTTGAATTTGACGGTAGATAAAAACTAGAGTAATATTTACCGCGACAATTTAAGGTATATATACCATTGAGTAATATATATATGAAATTATATATATTATGTGGAGGTTCAGGTGAACGATTGAAATCCTATTCATATCCTAAGCCATTGAATATGATTTATGGAAAGCCATCTATATACTATTCCCTACAACACATACCGCCTAAATTTAAGACATTCCATTTTATATATTCAAGTCATTTAAGTGAATATAATTTTGAAAATATTGTTATAAATTTGTTCAAGGATCGTATATGTAAGTTTAAGTGCATTGACTATTTTACTCGGGGGCCTGTGGAATCGGCATATCTTGGTGTAAAAGATACAATATGTGACGGAGAACCAATCATGTTTTTGGATAATGATAATATATATAGATTCTCAGATACATTTGATACAGATAGCATTTGTACAGCATTTATTGGTTGTAATATTGATAGAAGTGGGTCAGAAGCCTATTCCTATGTTCAACTACATGATTCAAACATTATACATATAAAAGAAAAGTGTAGAATATCTGATACATATTGTACAGGGATATATGGATTTAAAAACATTTCTCAATTCAAGGAGGCGGCAGAGAGCCTATTATTGGATAATTTTAAAGGTGAGGCGTACATGTCATCGGTGTATGATAAGATGATCTCCAATAAGATCCCTGTAAAATGTATGATGTTCCCTCTGATACGCCATATAGGAACAATGAAGGAGATTCATGATATATTACCAATCATTGGGGAGGAAAAGATGCGCGTATGTTTTGATTTAGATAATACACTTGTAACTTACCCCTCTATACCTGGAGATTATACAAGCGTATTGCCTATTGAGCCAATGATAAGGCTAGCACGTTCATTACATGAAGATGGGCACACTATTATCATATATACTGCGAGGAAAATGAAAACACATTCTGGGAATGTGGGTAAAGATATAGGAACAATCACATTCAATACACTTGATACATTTAAAATACCGTATGATGAGATTATATTTGGCAAGCCTATTGCCGATGTATATATTGATGATAGAGCTGTAAACCCCTATAGGGGTGATTTGAAATCAATGGGCTTATTTACAGAGCCAGAAATGAAACAAATTATCAATTTATTACCCAGCAATAAATATAATAAGCTTGGTCTTATCAATAATCATGTGGTGAAATCTGGCAACGCAGACCTACTCAAGGGGCAGTTATTCTTTTATAATAATATTCCATCAAACACAACCATTCAAGAATATTTCCCCAAGTTAATGATGAATTCAGAGGCATCCCATACAATTACAATGGAACTTGAATACATAAAAGGAATACCTCTATATACTCTCTTCAAGCATGACATGTTGTCAAAGAATCATATGAATATCATTATGGATATGATACAAGTATTACATAATACATATTCATCCGTTGTATCTCCAACTACCGAACAAATGACGAATCATTATATACAAAAATTCAAAAAGAGATTGTCTGATAAGTCAATATATTCATTTGAGAATTGTGATCCTGTATATAAGCATTATCTAGATAAATTAGAAGAATATTGCGGGTCTTCACGATTGACTTCTGCGAATATAATACATGGCGATCTATGGCTATCAAATATGATACTATCATTCAATGGTGATATAAAACTCATTGATATGCGCGGAGAAGTAGATGGTGTCCTAACATTGGGTGGAGACCCCTTATACGATTATGCAAAAATATATCAATCATTGCGAGGATTTGATACATTATTATACGGAGATGTGTACAATTCTGAATATGCCAAGGAGATGATTCACATATTCTGTGAGAGACTTCAGGAGTTACATATAAATATAGACGACGTCATTATGATATCGGATATATTAATACTGGGGTCATTTCATGCGATAGATGATATATCATTTAGAGAAAAGTGCTGGAAATGGATAACGCGCACTGTGAATGATTGATCTTATTTCACCTTATATTTTACAGAATCGCAAGGGTCTAAAATATGTATAGATCTAATGACCTAGCAGAATGGACAACGGGTTTCAAAGACCCGGCGGAGACATTACAACTCTCCTGGATCTCACTCCGAGGGACGTCCAGGATAATGAATTCACGCCCCTATCTTCCGAAAAAACCTGGTGGGTAGCTGACAATCTGCGCAAGACCCATCCCTTCAGCCTGAGTGTCCAGCAATTCCCTGTGAGAGGTCCCACCGGCTTCGGCCAGCGATTCACCTTTGACCTGAATTCCTTGTCGGCCGGCGATCTTCTCCTCGGCACCTTTCTTCATCTAGAGCTCGGCCACTGGCTCAGTGACACGACCTTAGTACAACTGGAATCAGGAGCACTCACTTACCAGCCCACAGAAGACCCCTGGTATTACGCAAACAGCCTCGGCACCGCTATTATCCAGCGCGCCGAGCTAGAAATCGGCGACCAGACCATTGAAATCGTGGACGGCGATTTCCTCAATACGGCCAGTCTGCTCTTCGCAGATATCAATACCCAATACGGCCCCGGCATAGAAGCCCTCGGCAGATACCCACTATCCTCTTTAACACAGACCCCGAGTTATCGCCCCTTCCCCACAACCCGCAGATCTATCCTAGTCCCCCTGCCATTTTTCTTTCAGCGCACCAAGCTCCAAGAAGCCCTTCCCTTGCTCGCGTGTAAAGAAGGTTCCGTACGCATCCACGTGACCCTACGCCCTTTCGCCGAGTGTGTACGTCTTCTAAAAGGTCGTAGAAGTTGTGTAACAGATGTTCCACTGAGCAAAATCCTACACATAAAGAATACAGCTACAGGAGCGATAAGCCTCACACAAACATCCTCTATTACTCCCTCATTCAAGAAGATCCAGCTGATTACCTACGGCGCTGTCACAGACGGCACTATACGCCAGAATATTATGAGAAGCCCGTTTGAAAACCTCGTACGCAATGTACAGACCTTTGATTTCGCCGAGCCTCTCAAATATGCCACGATGTCATCAGAAGATACGATACAAGTACAACTGCCTCTAGAAGCCAATCATCCGATGGAAGAGATACTATGGTTCGTGCGACGCAAGGAAGTGGCCAATAATAATGAATGGACGAATTATTCTTCTGTGCTATCTGCCGAATATGATCCTATTTATAATCCTCGCGGTCCTCTGTTAAAAGGGGCCACCATACAATTGAACGGAGTAGAGTTGGTAAAGCAAGAAGAGCAGTGGTTCCGTCAACATATCGCCTACAGACACAAATCAGGCGCTGCAGCCTATAATAGTTTCATATACGGCTATTCTTTCTCAGAGACGCCAGGGAAACATCAACCACGCGGAACGGCCAATGCCTCGCGTCTACAGACGGTACGCTTGACCCTGGATATCAAACCGCCTGGGGGAGCCTACGATAAGATGTGGGAAGTGAAGGTGTTCGTGATTACCTTACAATGGCTCCGGTTCCAGAACGGCCTGGGGAACAAGATGTTCAGCGATTAGGCAATCTACATCATCATTTGTACAATATACATTCAGTATATTATACAAATATAAACTGTATTTAATATTCATCTTCTAGTCGTATTCTTTCGTTTCTTGCGTCTTGTAATTCTCTTTCCGCCATCCATGTTCATTGAGTTACTATCTTCGTGATACTCAAAGGAAGCTGGCTCTCCAACATAATCTTGTTCTGGGTATTGTGGCAGGAACCATAACGGGGATCTTGGTTTAAGATCTTTATAGCCACGTAAGGGAAGGTCATAAATATAGGCTTTCACACTATCAAGAGACTCATTTATTTTTTTGAAATCACTCAGATATTGAGCACATGTTGTCCCTTGTTTTATCCCCTTTTCAATTCGTTCCTCCTCCATAAGGTGGAAAAAATCTTTTTCAAATTGTTCTTGTATTTCAGGGTTAGATTCTACGTAATGAATTGACTTAGCACAGCATGTTTGTGTGTTATGTGCGAGTTTATTGAAATTTACCATATCTATCTTTTTAGACTGATTTGCTGGAGTAAAATCAGCAGTATCTCCGATAGCCAGTAAAAACGCAAACATTTGGCAGAAGCCTTGAGTGTCTGTGGCCTGTAACCCATTATAAGGATCTAATCCTACGCCATCAACATTCGCAATATAGTGTGTTTCCTCTTCCGGAAGATACCATATAATACGTTTTCCGTGCCCTATCGTATGTGGAGGATGTGTTGAGGGAATTAAAATAATACGATACTCTTTGCATAGCATTTCATATGGACTTATATGTTTGTTTTTCTTCTTTTTAGAGGGTTTAAGTTGGGCTGACATAATTCGTGCAAAAATAGATTGGAATGCTTCATATTGAGTTTCACCGTCATTTGGAAGAATACATAGATCCTTGCTGAATGTTTCATCATAAGGAAACCATGTTTTTACCAGCATGTCTCTATAGAGTATACGGAGAATATTCTTAGGCAGTACAGGGCTTATTGGTCAGGGCCCAAAGGACGCTTATAGTTTTTATACACCACGCATAAAGATGGCTTCGGCGGGGTTGTTGAAGCTTTTGCATTCGGGCATCCAGGACGATCGCCTCATTGCAGCCAAAGGTTCCTTGAAGCTCGACGATTTCCAGCGCGTCTATGTAAAAGCGGGTCGTTTCACCACGGAGTGGTACACAGTGGAATTTGATAACACCCCGGCATTCGGTACAACGGCGCGTTGTACAATCCCTAGGAGGGGCCACCTCATTACACGTGCCTTTCTCATGGTCACACTCCCAGACATCAGCACACGACAACTCGCAGCGAAGCAAGAGGCCGAAGCGAATGATAAAGCCTTCGCGGGACCGACATTCGGCTGGACAAACTCCGTCGGCCACGCACTGGTTACAAGTGCGCAAGTAACTATCGGAGGAAATGCGATAGACACCATTGACGGGCGACTGATGGAAGTCCTAGACGAGTTTCATACACCTCTTGAGAAGGTCACCACTCTGAATCGCATGATTGGGCGCTCTGACCGAGGCTTCCAAGCCGGCTGGGATATGCGCACACCTCTTATCCGAGAGCTGGCAATTCCCCTGCCTTTCTGGTTCCATCGCGGAGATCCTTCCGAGGCTCTTCCCATTGACGCAATAAGCTACGATAATGTACAGATATCTGTGAAGTTCAATAATCTACAGAATCTGATAACGAGCTCAGAGCAGTGCCAAAACCAGAATGGCATCAATTCATATCCCGTCATCACAGGAAGTCCATTCTTCGTGTATGACTCAGCCGGCACACCTATCTGTACAACGACCGGCCCAAATGACATACCAACCCCTGTTACACCTACTACTACAACTATGCAGACTACCGTGAAGGGCGCGAATTGCGGAGGAGATTATGTGGTCTTGACGCAAACAAACGAAACGCCTGGCGGTGGTGGAGGAGCAGGTGGCGACGCAGGTGGCGGCAACACAACAACGGTCACACCCTTAGATATTCAATCAGGCAACATACTTCTGGAATATGTGTATCTGGACGGCCCCGAGGCGAATCGCATACGCCTAGGAGATCTGACATATCCCATTCTACAGCACTATGCGAAAGCCACCGAAACCGCAGGAAATTCGAGTATAAGGATACCGTATCGTGTGCCAAATCCGACGAAAGACATGTATTTCTACGTACACAGGAGCGACGCTGAACTAGTGAATGCACCTTTCCTCGCCACCCGCGATATGACCTGCCCTCCCAAACACACCGGCTATACAACACATACGACCTTTTCTGCGACGCGATTGTCCGTGGCATCCGAAGTCTCATTGACCCTCGCCGACGAGTGCTTATATCAAGTAGGCGACACCATCGCGGTAGAAAACACATCTTCTCCGCCAACTCAGTCCTTCAAAGGCCATGTACTTTCCTATGACACAAACCAAAATACTATCAACGTACATGTAACAAACGTCTATGGCGCATCCACCACGTTTCCACTACAAACGTATTCTGTGCGTTATAATCCTGTACAACCCTGGTGGCCAGATGCCAGTGGCCTAGGTAAACATACATTTGAGCCCCTGATTCCTGCGTATTCCGACGCAGACTCAGAACCTATTCGCGAGTTTTCCCTCACATACGAGGGCAAGATTGTGCGATATGCCACTGATGTGCCCTCCCTATTCCAGAGCATCTTACCAGCCATGGAGCAACGCAAGACGCCCTGGCACAATAAATATTATTACCACATACCCTTTGGCACCCAAGGCGAGGAGTTCGGAATCAGCAATCCCATGGGCCATGCGAATCTAGACAAGATCATGAACATAGACTTGTTCCTGGAATTCAAGCCGACCCGTGGTTCTCTCCGAGCAACAGGCACACAACCCTCTTACACAGTATACACATGGTTCGAAACCTACAACATTCTGCGCATCTACGGAGGACGCGCAGGGCTCTTATTCGGCTTCTAAAAAAACATCGCATCCACTCTGGTCATTAGAAGGCATCCATTGTCTTCCAAGGTCCAGCGCATTGTTTTTGTCTCGGCATCGCGAATCACACTGGCGGTGCGATTCGGTATGATGACGTCCGTGATTTCCTTCGCAATATTCACGTCTTTTCCCTCAGAGTTCACAAACGCCCAGTTCACCTCATTACTCACAGGACGGTACTGTACAGTGCCCGCATTCAGCCCCTGAACCCACCACGCGAGAGAGAGATTCTTGAAAATCTCCTGATTCGCTTCATAAGGCACTGCCGAGCTGTCAGCCACTAGATTCGCGGCGTCAACAGCCGTAACATCTAACCCTTTTACACTTTGAAAGGAAGCATCCGCAAGCGCTGAAGGAGATACAGAAGCTTCGTACTTGGCGTTCATATACTTTTTACTCCTACAAATTATTTCGCCATAGGACGCCGGAAAAAACTGAGGCGATTCAGAGATTCGTGGAAATCATCGGGCTTCGCTCGGGCCGCCTCGGCCTTCTCCAAACATTCCTTCACCTTTACCGCCCACATGGCGGCGGTAGTGATATCTTCTTCGGGGGGAAATATGATGGTGTCCCCCGTGGGTGTCTTCGCACCATCTCTTACCGTAGGTACCCGATCCTCATACGTAACCTTTGTCCCATGCTCTTCTCCAATGCTCGTCCACTCATCGTCCACAAATCGCGGGCGCGTATTTTGTTTAAACGGGGGTCTCTTGCCTTTGTAAAAGGGGCTGTTGAAGATGTTTACATGTGACTCTGAATCTGGGTTCGTCCACTTCCGCATCTCACCCTTAACCTCGACCTCTGCCTCTGCCTCTACCTCAGACTCGACCTCTTCCTCAGAATCAGAAGATGAGTCAAGCTCCAAGGCAGCGAATCGGTTTTTCTGGAGAACAATATGCTCAAAATTGGATGTCCTAGTGCCCTTTGACTTCGGCATATACTATATAAATATAATGTTAGGCCTTAACCCTCTAAATTTGAATACTAACGGCCCCTTTTACATCGGTCTCTCTAGCAGATATGGTCAATCTCCTGGTGGTGGAATCTCCCGCCAAATGTAAGAAAATCGCTGGATTCCTAGGCCAAGGCTGGATTGTTCTCGCCACCATGGGCCATATCCGCGCCCTGGAAGAGACTCTGGACGCCGTTGGCCTAGAGCGCGACTTTGAGCCACGATTCCGATTCCTCAAGGAAAAGGCCAAGGCGATGAAACCGATCATGGACGCTGCCGAAAAAGCTTCCGAGATATATCTGGCTGCCGACGACGACAGAGAGGGCGAGGCAATTGCCTACAGCGTGGCCTGTCTACTGAAACGCGACCCAGCCTCTCTCCCGCGCTCCGTCTTCCACGAAATCACGGAGACGGCCATTAAGGCGGCCGTACAGAATCCGAGACGCATTGACATGAATGTGGTGTATGCGCAACAAGCGAGGTCAGTCCTGGATATGCTGGTAGGGTTCACGATTTCCCCCCTTCTCTGGAAGCACGTGGCGCGCTCCCTGAGCGCGGGAAGATGCCAGACGCCTGCGCTCCGTCTTGTCAGTGACCGCGAGAAGGAAATCAGCAACCATTCCTCCATGACCACCTGGAAACTGGCCGGCGAGTTCAGCTCATCAACTTTCCCTTTTACATCCTCCATGGAAGACGAGCTCGAAGACCAGGAATCGGCGCTGAACTACTTGGAAAACGTACACGGCGATAAACGGGCCACCGTAAGTACAATGGTTCAAAAGCCGTGGACCGCCAATCCCCCCAAACCTCTTATTACGAGTACATTACAACAGGAAGCAAGCTCCTTATACAAAATCAATCCAAAGTCGGCAATGAAAATCGCCCAGGAATTGTATGAAGCAGGGCATATTACTTATATGCGCACGGATCACGCTATTCTTAGTGAAGAGGCGGTGAAAGAGGCTCAGGAACTCGTGTTAAAGGAGCATGGTGCCGAGTACGTGGCTCCTACAGCCAAGCAAGCTGTGCCGAAGAAGAAAGCGTCTGCCTCTGACTCTGCTGCGGCCGCAGCCAAACAGACCCAAGAAGCCCACGAAGCCATTCGCCCCACTCACTTTGAGTTGAAGGAGCTCCCCATGATGGAAGACTGGACAGCCAATCACCGAAAGGTATACACCCTCATCCATCGCCGTGCCTTACAATCTGTGATGAGCCAGGCACGCGGTCAAACACGCACAGCCCATATAACTCTGGAAGCCGACGAGGCAAAATTCCCCTGGTCTTCTTCCTGGCGCATGACCGAATTCGCGGGCTGGCAGATTCTCGGAAAACCTGCGCAACACGACGACGATGCTAATGCTGATGAGGAGTCCGAGGATGCCGTCATTTGGAAAAAGGCTCTAGAACTCACCGAGGGCACTCGTCTCACCTGGAAGACCTTGACCGCGAGCCCGAAGAGATCCAAGGCCGCCTCCCGATTCACGGAAGCAACCTTGATTCGTGAGCTAGAGCAACGCGGTATCGGGCGTCCGTCCACCTTCGCCAGCCTGGTGGAAGTTCTCTTTGACAAACTCTACGTAGAGAAAAACGACATTGCCGGCACGACCATTCAGAATACCACCCTCTCCGTGAAGCCAGGGGAGTGGCCACCGCTAGCCACCACGACACAAATGGCCCTGGGTGCCGAGAAGCAGAAACTCGTACCCACGGCCCTAGGAGACTCCGTGGTCCAGTTCTGTACGAAAGAATTTCCCCAGCTCTTCGCCTACGAATTCACCGCGAAGATGGAGGAGCGTTTGGACAATGTGTCAAAGGGTAGGGAGCAGTGGAAGGCTCTGTGCCGTGATACGTGGGACTCGTATAAAGCCGATCATCAGCGCCTGAGCGCATCTTCCTCGGTCCCATCTTCTTCCGAGAAGGTCAAGGATTTCGGCGGTGGCTTCAAGGCCGTGATGTCAAAGACAGGACCACTGCTGGTACAAGAATCATCCGAGGTAGGATCCAAACCCACCTTTTACTCCTTTCCACCCAATGAGACGGTACAGGGTATTAGCGAAGAAGTGGCGCGTGAGTGGATAAAAAAACAAAAAGAAGATGCGAACATGGGCTTTTATAATGGCAAGCCTATTGTGAAAAAGAAGGGGCCGTATGGGATGTATTTACAGATGGGCGAGTTGATGATTCCGTATGTGGACACGGATACGCCCGAGGCAATCCAGGAGAAATTTCGGGCGAAGACGGATTCTGCCGCGGCCAAATATGTCTTTGGGCCGTATACCTTTAGCCGTGGACAATATGGTCCGTATATGTACAAACACGATTTGAAGACGAAGGTGTTCATAAGTATCAAGGATACGATTGATGTGAAGACGCTTACGGCTGAGGAGGCCGACGCCCTATACAAGGCTGGCGTGGAGGCGAAGAAGACTGGCTGCTTCCGCGGCGGCAGAGGCCGAGGCCGAGGACGCGGAGGACGCGGGGGTCGTGGCGGTGCGCATTAAGAGTAGATGAGTATCCAGAATATCCAAGGAGCCTGCGTAGACGGAATACTCAATCTATCCTGGATTCTCCTGGAAGACTGTGACGCAATCAGTGTCCAAATCGCGCGCGACACCCAATTCACATCTTCCCCCAGAATGTTTATCGTCCCGAAGTGCTCTGGCTGTACCTTAGACACCGGCAAAGGCATCTGGTTTTTTCGTATAGGTCACATGGCCAAAGGGAAAATAGAATGGATGCCTATGCGCCCACCGTTACTCATCCAGACCACGAAAGAACCGCAGACCCTCCATAAACCGAACTTTACCGTGATACATACCCAGCCCATTACGGACGGAATGCGCTTCCATACAAACTCAACAACCCCCTCTTACACAATCATAGAGTATTCGCAAGATACAAAATTTCACGCAGGATCTACCAAGTCCAAGTACGTAACCGATGCTTCTCGGGGCTATGTGGACTGTGAAGGCCTTGAGAGAGACTTAATATATAGTATTCGCTTATCCACTCCAGAGAAGTCGGAACTTCTTCCGAAAAGTGCTGTACACCTTTTATCGGAGTGGATTGTTTTTCATGGAAAACGTGCTTTGAAGCCTACAAAGCCTCATAATACGGAAGATCGTTCTCAAATGAAGCGGGACGCGGTTTTGTTACGAGAAGCGAATGAGAGTAATAAACCCATGCGCTTCATAAATCATAGTGATTATACGAAGTATCTCGCAGCAAAGGCGAGAAATACCGGAGAGATTTCTTAGACGATAGGGATGGACGTATAGTTGAAGGGTGAGGCACCATAGTGAGGCTTGCCAGAATACATAAATAGACTTCCGACGAAGATGGTCGGTTGCATGTTGTTGTGGTAGTTGCTTCCACCCGTATTGGTCGTTGTGAAATTGTGGTTGTGTTGGGGGTCAACAATATTGGCAGATGAAATTCCTGTAGTTTGGGGATTATCATTAGTATCTGCTACACCAGATGTTCCGATTCCACCAACACCCTCAATTGTGTCAGATGACTGATTTACATAACTGTGCGAATGTCCAGAGTCCGTAACACCCGTCAATGCATTACTCGTAGTCCCCGTGTGGCCGTGAGTAGGCATTTGGTCAATCGTCAGTCTGTGCGCCTCCTCACCCACTACTTGACCGAGGAGGCGATTCGTCGGGCCAGTGGGGCCAGTGTATGCTCCATCATTGGAACCAACAAAGCCAGGCACACAGCCCCTGGGGTCAGGAAGAAAGAAGTTGCTTCCAGAGCCACCGAAAGAATATCCAATCACATCAAACAGGAACTGGAATTGGTTAGTAGCTAGACTGCGTCCATCGCACTTCAACCAACCGAGGTGATCCAGATCCAGAGCAGAAGTCTTCGTATCACCCACCATCGGACGAGCGCGTGCCGTCAGTTCAAAGAAGTCGCGGTTTCTAGAAGCCATTTGTTTCTACTAGGCCAAATATAAAAACTGCACAATTAGAATGTCTAGATCTCCGTCGCCCGCCAACAAATCAGTAGATTTGTCAGGAAATCCGAAGCCTCCCAAGCCTAATAATGGTTGGACAAAGGAGCAAGAAGAGCTGATGGCCGGTTGGGCAGATATTGCCGCTTCCTATCGCTGGATGCACGACAAGGGCGAGAAGAAGATGGCGATATCCAATATGTGGATTACCGTACCTGTTATTGTCTTGTCCACACTCACAGGTTCTGCGAATTTCATGTTAGAGAGTATTGTGGGAAACAATCAAGAGTCGCAGAAGTATGCGCAGATAGGTATTGGAAGTGTATCTATTTTTACAGGTATTCTCACAACTCTCGGCAACTTCTTCCGTTATGCGCAGTCGTCCGAATCCAATCGCGTAGCTTCTATTGCGTGGGGCAAGTTCCAGCGCCAAGTCGCTGTAGAGCTGGCCCTACATCCGAAAGAGCGTATAGATTCCATGGATTTCTTGAAGATCTGCCGTTCTGACCTAGATCGTCTGATAGAGCAGTCACCTCCTATACCGGATGACATCATCAATGAGTTTGAGACGGAGTTTGAACATATCAAGGATTTCAAGCGCCCTGATATTGCGCACGGGGTGGATCACACCAAGGTATTCAATTCCAAGGATGAGCGTCTCAAGCAAGTGGCCACAGATGCCGCCGTCTTCTTACAGCAGAAGCGCAAGGTATGGCATGAGGCGATGATGCCCGATGTAGATAAGCGTCTGGAGAGGGCCGTCGCAGATTTATCAGGAACTCTCTTACAGGCGATGCACGAGCGTGTGGAGAGTCTAGAGAAACAGGTGATACAGCAACAGGAATCGCGCAAGGGTATTCAACACCCGATGTCATTTACCAGAAGTACCCTGGTTGATAGAGGCAGAACGATGTCCAGGCGCTCTGTAGATGAGCCGAAGAAATCGGTGTCGTTCAATCCCCTGAAAGATCCGAATGCTCCTGCCACAACAACCGCCGATGTTGTTGTAGCGGTGGCCGAGCCCGAGGAGGAGAAAAAGTAAAGTGGCTGCGTCCGCGGCCGCCATAAAAAATTGATTCGTGCCAGGCCCCGTATGGCCTGTCCCGCTTACAATGTTCTGGAACCCGAACGCCCCTCAGCAGACCCGTATCTTCAACTGGCGCTCTATTCTCCAGCAGTGGAGCCAGACGCTAGTGCCCTGCCCATATATTGAGACCGTGCAGAGCAATCTGAGCTCTGCCACTGCGAACAATTCATGCCCTCTTACTCATTTCCTGACATATTTGAACGAGGAGGAGGAGGGTATTGCCTGGCTGATCTACGAGATTTGCGCTACGCGCTGGATGTACGGGCGCGTTCGCACGGATTACCTGCGCGGTCTCGTGTATGTGCTGGATTCCGTGGATGTGCACTTCCCTGCGTTCGTGGGTAGCCCTCGCGACACTATGACCATCCGCGAGTTCCTGGAGGCTCAGCTGACTGCCGAGGAGCTGGATACTGTGGACATGATGCCTCGGCTTGTGCCGAATCCCCCGAGCATCCAGCGCGAGCGCTTTGAGGCACGCCAGCGTAACCTGGCTTCTGCACGGCAAGGGCAGCAGCGGGAGCAGTTGCAAGCAACTCTCCCTATTACCCTGCGCTTCATGCGCCCTGAGCTTCACTCAGCCCACGACGATATCGTAAACATCTATCGCATTGGCGATGACGCATTCAAGATTACATTTCGCGATGGGGACGGCAAGCACAAGAGCCGTGCGCGCAACCTCACGCGCACGGAGGTGATGGAGTATCTGAGCAATACTCTGCGCTTAATTGCCATTGATGAGGAGCCCTTTGCGAATGTACAGCTTCTTGCGCCGAATATGCCGACGGTGGTGATTAAGCCAAAGAACATGACCTCGCAGACTCGCGACCTCATTTACGACACGGTGACGACGACGATGAACAACTGGCCTGTGCCCGTGTAAAAAAATATATTTGAGAACTCTAGCAGCGCTGAATAATTTTTAGTTCGGCGCGGGCTTGAATGAGTTGTTTGTGGGCTGCCACGACTTCTTTCATTTTCATCTGGGCGGTATTCTTTTGCAGGCTGATCTCCATGGCGGCAATCTGTTGCGTGAGGAGAGTCACACGCGCATCTTCCTCTGACTGTTCGTCCTCCTCAGAATCCATCTGATCAGCTATCGCAGGAACAGGAGCAGGCGCAGCCGCATCCGCCGCCACGGCTGCGCGCCACCACGGAGAGAACTTCACGCGCGCCCCCGCAGGATACTCACAATCAAACCAACCGTACCAGTTCCCAGGGACAGCCACTCTCTTGCTAAATCTCCGAAAACAGCTCGCGCAGATATACATGCTCGCCTCGCCGTCATCCACGCCGATCTTCACCTTCGGCCCAGCACCACACTCCTTGGTCGTGTGAAACTTCTCGCCGGTGCGAGGAAACACTTGCTCGCAGTCCAGGACACGGGCTTGACAAACGGCCATACTTGCGTTAAAACGGGGGGACCTTCCTTTTACACAATCCGCGCAATTCAATTTTTACCGCCCTTCTTTTCTCGGAGTTCATAGATTCTTTCTAGCCACGCATCAATCTTCTCATTGAACTGCCTTTGCGAGTTATCAGGTATTCGGTAGCCTGAGGAATCCAAGTAGCAAAATCGGGATATATGCTGTTTTCCGTCAATGGTATCATAGGGAAAGGACATCCAGAGGACAGCCACAGCTCGTTGTGGAATGTCAACGTAGGGATAGACGCTCTTGAATTGCGAAGGCAAGTAGATCTCGTGCGCACCTTCATACGCCTCATTCTTGAAGATGGATTTCAGGCCTGTGAAATACTCTTTCAAGAGACCTGTGTATTTGCTGTAGGTCACGTGGTCGTACAAAGACATTCTGGTGGTAGACCAAAAAAATATATTGACCTCCAACTTCAATTTTAATGGCTACAAGACATGCAGGCGTAGAAGGGATCGCCGTGAGGGCATTTGTCGTCAAACTTGACACCCTGGACTGTTTGGAAGAGCCCCTTCACTAAATCTAACTCTGTATGCTCATTGGCCTTGGTTGATGCCGCCCTACGTTGTTGTGCATATGCCTCCTCTTCCATCCAGTAGCCCTGGCGAATATTGTGGGTATCAGGCATGCGCCACTCACCACGCACGAATACCCGTTTTGAATGATTAGCCATGTAGCAGTCAATACATTCGCCTCGCCATGCGCGGGTCTTATGACATTTGTAGCAGAGTGGAGGGTTCTCCTCCTTGGCTACCCTGGGAGCAGGACGGGTAAGTTCCTCGTATTCTGCCTTGAGGCTCGCAAACACCTTATCCGTATTTGCACGCAACTCGCGCTCGTACGCCTCCTGAGTCCCATCGGCAACGCGCTTCTTGTGACACTCGCCACAAGCGCACATGAACGAATGCGCAGGAGAGGAAGCCATTTTGTTAGATGGTGAGACCTGTATATACTTACACATATCTCATCAATTTTTATGGGAGCCCCTCGTAAAAATTGAACAACCCTTTTACACCTTTCTACAGTCCCCAGCCAAACATGCATACCCTCAAAGTCGGCGACAGCGCAATCTATACGACATCCCTTGGGAACAAGTTCTCCGTGCTCATCTTGGATGTCTTGGAAACAGGGTCCTACTTGATTCGGCGCGATGGAGTCTATTATGAGGGAACCCATGCGCCAGATTTCCGCGTATATGAGTGCAAGACACCCAATCTCCGTGAGTTGAAAGAACCCGCGATATTTACTGGGAAGGGCTGGGCCACTCTTGAGTACCGTGCTCCAGAGCCTGGGGATGACGAAAAACGGGCTATCTGGGATGCACAGCTCAAGAAATACGAGGAAGATATTGATGCAAAGTGGCAGAGCTATGCGCACATCAAGCAGGGGACCACCGTGGAATGCTACGAGTGGAACTCTTGGACTGGCGAACGCTTTCTACAGTTCGTGGGGAAGATCACCTACATCAAATCCGACTTCACATTTTACGCAAATGACAAGGAAGGAAATCATCGCTCAGGACGACTTGCGCAACTCAGGGTTATTGAAGATGACCCTTCTATCCCTGGCGAGTCGTTGGCTGCGACGGTGCGCGCGGCGGCGGAGGAGATCTGCCGTTAAAAATATATTGTTTCCCTCCCGAATTTTATTTTTGTTTAGCACCGCTTTAATTAGCCAATTGAGTAAGACTCTATCTGCGGTGGCGCCTGGTTTTCCTTCTCTTCTGCTTACGTATTTTACTGCGTGTGACTCCCCCTCGGTGTTCCTCTAACTCTACATCCCATGCATCCATTAATTCATTCAATGTCCTATAACAGCCCATAACTATACTATTTATATAATAACATACTCCCTGGTTGTCCTCACGATACACTGCCTCACCACTAGGATCCTTCGATAATTTACGTCGCAATCTAACTGTTCGTGTACGCGCATACAGTCTAGGATGATTTCTATTCGGTATACCCTCTGCCCAGCGAACACTCATTTATAATATATAGCAAGAAAAAATATATTGTCCCCCTCCCTCCTCCCCTTTATTTTTGTTTAGCACCACCACGTCGCAGGTGCCGTGCCCATTTGGAAGGCGTTAGGCCCTTTCACTAATGTCCACGGATCGTAAGTGGTTTGGTATTGCTTCATAGTCCAGCCCAGCAGGTTCTCCACGCTGATATTCACCCGTTTCGCGATGAATTCCAGAGCGTCCTCGTGGGTTTTAATAGATTTTGGGTCGTGGCTGTGCCAGGGGCTGCGCAAGCCCGAGTGCTTCGCAAGGTGCTTGGCGAAGCGCTTCGTGATGGGCGAGGGCCAGTTGGGGTGGTTGTAGTTAGGCTTGGGCTTTGCCTCTGCCTCTACAGGCTCGGCAGCAGGCTCGGGCTCTGCCAAAGGGCAGTCCACGCAGCCGGCCGTCCCGCACACCTTGGGCTGATCGGGCACAATGGGAGGCAAGGGAGGCGGGCGGTCGGCGCCAAACATCTCCTTGTATTGCTCCTCCGTAAGCGCCATACACATGCCTTCCGTCTGCGAGGAGCAGGGCTCCGTGTCCACAATGCCAGGCAACACCGTGGGAGGGCTCTCCACCAAGAGGCAGGAGAGCGAAGGAGAAAGCAGGGCCTCCTCTTTCACCTGTGGCAGGCGCAGGATGGCGGGGGGGCGGGGTGACGGAAGCGCCTCCCCTCCAAAGAGCTCAGGGTTGGATTTCATGAGCTTTATGGTAGGGTTCACGAGCTCAAGCAAGCCATTGTTCTCTTTGCGCAACCGCTCTGTCTCCCATGCCATCATCTCAGCATTTTCCTTGGCGATCTCCTTCAGATGGCGCTGAACCATCTGCTTGTCCTCTTCGGCCTTCTGCCGCAGCTCCTTGTTCTCTGCGCGCATCGCCTGGAATAGCTTCGTCGCAGCGTCCACCTCATCCTGAAGCTTGTCCGCCGCATTCTGTGCCGCCACGCAGCGCTCATACCAGCCGCTCAGCTCCTTTTGTGTAGCCGCGAGCTTCTCGTCAAGCTCCTGCCGCAGGTCGGCCTGTGCCAGGATGAGTTCGTCGCGCTCCTTCAAGAGGCGGATGTAGCCGGCCTGGTGATTGTCCGCCTCCTTGCGCACAAGCTCAAGCTCTTCGCAGACCGCCTTGTACACGGGGTTCCACTTTTGGTCGGCAAAGGCGTAGCCCATCGCGTAGCCCTTGCGGTGCGCATCGTGGCACTTCTTCTCGCACTCCGCGCGCATATTGTCCCTGACGCCCAGGAGGGGAGCCAGCGCTTCCGTGTATTTCGCCCCCTGCGCGGCCATCTCGCGCTTGTGGCCCGCCTCCGTAGCCGCCACCCGGGCCGCCGTCGCGGCGGTGCGCTCGGCCACAGCCTCCGTGAGCTCGCGTTGGTGCCGGGCCTCCACGGTAGCCAGGGCCTCTGCGTGCGCCTTCTTCAGCTCGTGCACCTTCTTCTTCTCGGCTACGAACATGGCGGCGAGGCGCTGCACGATGGGGGCGCCCTTTTCCACAGTAGCCTCTCGCGCCGCAGCCACCTGGCACCACTTCTCGTGACTCCAGGTGTCCTTCCACCAGGGCGCAAAGGAGGCGGGCAGGCGCGCCAGGCACTTTGTGGCGCACTTGTTCAGAATCTTCTCCTCTACACTGGCCTCATGTAACTCCAGGTTGCCATCATAGGAGCCAGCGGCGGCAGCGATGAGGTCGCGGCACTTGTCGGCCCGCTGGCGGAGGACCAAGAGGCGAACCGCGTCCTTCCCGTGAATAGATGCGAACGCAAGGTCCTCGGTGTAGTACTCGATGGCATCTTCAAGGTGCCCCGCGCACTCGAAGCAGAGGCCCTGGTCTTGCCACGAGGACGAGCAGGTGCCACAGATGTCGCAGGTCTCAGCAAATATCTCGGATTCTACGTCAGCCAGGGGAATAGCAAATGCATCTGCCGTGGCAGCGGCAGGCGAAAGGCTGGCGTGGGAAAGCTTGGTGAACATTGCGCGGGTGTGCAAGGACGCCATAGTTGGTTTGAAGGGGGGACTGCCATACACGGCCCACCGCCAGTTCAATTTTTAGGAAACCCTCTTTACAAAAGAGGGGCAGTAAAAAATGAAGCCACCACACCCACATAATAACGTCCCCCCCCCACACACCAATCCCTTTAACACAATGACCACCGCAACCCAGAAGAAGAGCACCGACGTTTGGGACAAGGTGGAGCGCGCCCTTTCCACACTGTCAACGGAAGGGATGATCGCATCACTTGAGTACTTCACGTTCAACAAAGAACGCGAGCTTGCGCTGCTTTCGCAAGGGGGCCCAGAAGGCCGAGAGGTCCTGATTCACTGCACCCTCTATTTCCGAGACACGGATGATGAGGGCAACCCCGCAGGACTCTACTACCTTGACAAGGAGCGAGAAGCCATGCGCGACTCCAGTGGAAACTGTACCTTCTGTGGCGCACACGTGGATAAGCCGCGCGAACAGCTGGATCTTTCACCATTGAACCCTGGACGTTACAAAACCAAAAACCGATTCCGATGCCCTATCAAGTTCTGCGGACACTGGGCACCGCCCTCCTTCAAGCGCAAAACCTACGCCGGCATCTTTCGCATCGTGTACGGGGGCGAGACTATCTTTGAGGGACCCGCGAACGACCCACAAATAGAGCGCATGACGAACGAGGAGCAGATTGACGCAATCAAGCGCGTTATCACCAAAGCATTTCAGTAAAAAATAAATTTTAGCAAAAAGGTCAAGGACCAAAAGGGCCAAGGGCCAAAAGGCCAATATATTTTTGGTTGGAAATATCTGTCTAGACAAGCAGGCTAGTAAGTCACCTCTGACCATGTGGGAAGGCTCTCAAGTTGCGCGTCAAACCATTTCCACCACGCCTCCTTATCCATGGGCGTCTTACAGCGCGTAGGCCAGAATGTGCGCCTCGTGGGATCACACACGCGCCAACCACATGCGTGCGCACCCCCCTCCTTAGGAGGCAGGCCGTTGTTCATGTATATCCTCCACACATCACCCATATTCTTGGCGTATTTTGTAGCCACCGCATCGCCCAGATTAGGATCATCTGTGGGGCCCTGCCCAGCCTTGTGCCCGCTACAACACGTAGAGTGCGGCTCCTTCTGAATGCGCCAGCCCTCTTCCTCGGCACAGCCAGGCTCGCCCGCCTTTGGCCCATCCTCCTCCTTTGAGTTCCGCTGGACGGTGAATCTCTCTGCTTGAAGCTCTGCCCAAACTTCGGGCGGAAGCATCTCAAGACTCACGCACAGGTGGCTCTGCATGAGGCCCATTCTATACGTAGGGGGCGGTAGACTAGACAACTCCTTTTACACAGATTTCAATTTTTATATAAGACACTTCGTACAGAAAAAAATATATTTTCCCCCATTGCATCCTATAAATATCTAGGGAACCTTAGCCTCAGGCTTAGCCTCAAGCAGCGCACGCAAGCTCGCAATCTCCTCCTCTAACTCTTTTTCGCGACTAGATTTCTTGAATTGTGGTGTAAAGGAATACACATAGCCCGCAATTCCTTCGGGAATTCCTGCGTTACTGGCAATCTCAATCGCCTCCAGCAGATCGGATTTTTCTTTTTCGGTACAGCGCCAATATCCACATGGTCGCTTTACCCCCAACTTATACCAAGAGGTCATCGGGTCATCTCCAGTGCCTTCAAACCCTCGCGAAATAACTGCCTCCATATAAACGTGCATGCGCGCCACCGTGCGCCAAAGGAACATCCCCATCTTTTTCTGACACCAACGGGGAGGCCCATCTAACTCCAAACAGCCAGCGCAGATGAAAGGGGTATCAACAACCACTTCGTGGACAAAGCTTTCCATGGTCTCCTTGCAAGTCTCCGCAACAAGCACGCCCACGGCCTTCAGCTCTTCTACAGCCTCCTCCTTCAAACCACGCGTAGCAGGGCGGAACACACAGGTCTGGAAGCCGTTCTCCTTCGCGCCCTTGGCAATGGCCACCACATCCAGGCCGAGGACAATCACATGCGTGGCCCCTTTGTAGCGAAGGAGCTCTAGGAGGCCAGAATTGAATGTCCCGTGTTCCTTGACCCAGGCGGCAGTATACGTAGAATCATGGAACTTGGCTACCTCGGCAAAGGGCTCACTCACCCTCTTGTGCTCGCCCAAGTTGAAGATGCCCGTGTAAGGCTGACTGGTGTAGTTCCAGAAAGCCCTCTGAAAGGCGTGAATATCTTGCGCAAGGGTCTCAGAGCCATCTGTAGATGCCGAGTCCGTGTAAATGACGGCTACTGACGTGTCGTGGCAAGAAGGCGTAGGCATTGTGTTTGTGTTTTTTGGGAGGACTAAAAAATCGTGAGTACCATTGTTTCAATTTTTTTTAAAAGACTCAAATGGGCGAATACGCCACCGCTGCGAGCCATGCGCGCTCCCGCTCATCGGCAACCTTACTGAGAGACTGTAGTGCTTTTAATTGTTGCTGGGCGGCGCGATTGGAATGCGCCGCACTGCAACACACTTCCATCCATTCCAATCGCTGACGTAGGCTTAACGTAGCATTTAATACGCTTTTGTCATGAATGGACGCGGGCGTTCCACCTGTTGACGTCAGGATCAGGGTCACCAGTGCATCAAGCATAGCAGAGTTCAGCCTATATTCCGATGTCGCGAGCTCTCGGAATAGTCTCTCTAGGAATGACAGGCGTTTCAGCACATCCTCTTGGCTCTTCACAATATCCTCCTCCTGCTCCTCCTCGCACTTCTCCTCGCACTCCTCCTCGCACTCCTCCTCGCACTCCTCCTCGCACTCCTCCTCGCACTCCTCCTGCTCCTCCTCACACTCCTCCTGCTCCTCCTCGCACTCCTCCTCACACTCCTCCTCACACTCCTCCTCACACTCCTCCTCACACTCCTCCTGCTCCTCCTCACACTCCTCATGCTCCTCAGGATTAGGATCGTAAGTGATGAATAAATAGACGGAGAAGGCAATCAACACCGTATATAGAGGCCCAATAAACTTTTCAAAATTCTCAAGGGTCGCATGCTGGAAAATCGTGTTCGTACTCGCGATGAACATATAGGGCATGATTATGGAGGCGGACTTCCCTTCCACCTGACAGCCCCTTTCAATTTTAGTCATACAAAGAGCGTGCCAGTACCCTATATTCCTCACACACCTGTAAATATTTCTCGTGTTTCTCTAACGAGACCTTATTCGCCTCTATTTTCTTTACGAGAGGCTCATCCAGCTTCATCAAATCATTCACGACAGCCTGCGCCTTTTCCTTGGCTGCCTGACACTGCTCTATATCCTTGCGAATCCGCTCTTGCTCAGCTATAGTTCCAGCCCTGTTGTTCCACTTGTTAGAGGAAGCCGTCTTAGAGTTGCGATCTACCAGAACCTTATCCATCCGCTCCACAGTCTTTTCTAAGGCAGCCTGCGCACCAGCAATTGCCACAAGATTGTCCTCGTGCTCCTTTACAATCCGCGGATCAATCGGCTCAGGAGCAACCACAGGAGGCAGGGTATTCTTCAAAAGCGCTTTGAGGCTAGGCCAAGAGCTCGCATTATTCTGTGGCCACATTTCCGAGAAGGGACTGTTAAAAATAGCCAGACCCATATTCAAATTTACTAAAGAACCGCCTATAAAAATTGAATACAACTCGCCATAGAATATTAAGTCCGCAAACAAAATGCCAGCATACGTTTATACACTTAATCTGAAAGGGGGTGCGAAGTATGTTGGGTATACCGAAAATCCAGCGAGAAGGTTTGCTCAACATTTCTCTGGGAATGGTTCTAAATGGACGCAAAAGCACGCGCCAGTCTCTATAAATAGTATTCAGAAGGTTTCAAGTGTTGCCTATGCGAAAAAACTGGAAACGATTGTTTATTACAAGATGAAAGAATATCACGGCCCTTCAAAGGTTCGTGGAGCTGGAAACACCAAATCATATTAGTCCCGCGTTCTATTCTCAAGCGCCTCCAGCCTTTTTTGAATATCAACTAGCATGTTAAAGATAGGTTCAAGGTATCCTATCTTCTCTTGATCATAGAACCTTGCGAGGGGCAGGCTTTTAGAATAGGAATTCCGTCCAATTTGCATCTTTTTCTCTTGAATTATATCGCCAAGGGCCTCCAATGGAAACGCCCTTTCTTTCTCCGCCTTTTCCTGCTCCTCTAGAGCCTTAATCCTTGCGCGCAGTGCGTGAATCTCAGAGTCAATTTGAGACATTGGGGGACTAAAAATAAATCCCCTTAATATTTTCAATTTTTAAACTGTAAGACTCCACCGCGACCTCAAATCCCTCGCCTCTTCCCAGTCCATCGTCCAATCCACCATGCGTTTCGCGCTCCCATACGCAACCGCATAGAGTTCTTCCGTGAACGGCAAAGTCCGCCCATAAAACCGCGCCTTCGTCTGTACGAACCACTTCTCCACCCAAATATCCTCTAGCATCCGCGCCAGAGGATGATCACTCTCGCGAATCTGTTTCTCATGCTCTCCGCTCATCCAGAACTCCAGAAGCCACTCAGGATACAAAGTAGCCACGTCATCCAAGAGCTTCATCACATCACGCTCTTGAAGGCCCACCATCATCTCCCGAGGGAAACAGAAGAGACCCTGATAGAACAGCTCACATCTCCCTTTTACACAAATCATGCGAAGTATGTCGGCGTTATATACTTGGAAGGGACCATAAGACACCACATTCCACCATCGAAACATTTGTTCAATAGTGCCCTTGTACAAAGAAGGATTCCACTCAGGGCGAATCGTTGTGTGGCGTGAACACAGCATCCAGAAATACGCCCAGAACTCTTTTCGGATAAGCCCACCGATTGCCTTGGCAGTTACCTCAAGGAGTCCTAGCCGAAGCCATTCTTCCACAACCTCTCTTACACCTTTTTTACAGAGATGTAGGAATTTTAAAGGATTGTTCCTTTTTTGACCAAGCATATCATTGAAGGAATATCCGCTATGAGAGGAGCACAGATGTCCTTCCTGCGCGTTGTTCCTACAAGTTCGGTAAGTTATGTCATCTTTCTCAACGAGTGCTAAGCATCTTGTCATTGTGTAAGAGGGGACTATGAAAAATATATGGCTGCCCAATTCATTTTTTAGATGGCGTCAATATCAACTTCCTCAGAGTCGTCCACCTTGTCACTAAATATAAACCCGCCATGTTCCTCCTCTTGCTCTTCATAAATGGCCTTGTGAATCCGCCCTGTCTGGTAAAGTTGCTCTGCCGTCCGCGAGTCCACTAGACCGTAAATCTCTAGCGAAATGTCCTTCCCCACTTCTTTGATCATCTCGGCTCCCTCTAGTACGACAAAGTCGCCGAGCCCAATGTTCACGCGCTTTCGCCCGTTGGAGCTGAAGAGCCCGCGAGGAGTGGCGAGAAGACCAGTGTGTAGCCTCTCACCGTCGTGGAATTTCACGTGGAAGCGCCTCCCGCCGAGAATCTTCTCCACACGCGCGAATTGATTCTTTTCGGAGGAAATTGCCACCTTCACAGCCTGGAGCGACTTCTCTTGTGCTTTCATGCTCTTCTTACTGGGAGGCATTTTGGTTTTGGGACTAGTATTCGCCTTGACCCCGCATTTCAACTTTTATAGACCAAAAATATCTTGACCCTGTCCCTGTCCCTGTCCCTGGCCCTGACTCCGCTGCCCCTGCCCCTAATATATATCACTCCACAACCGCAGACCACCCCTCTGACACCATATCAACATCTCGCACAAAGCGCAAGGAGCTGTCAAGCGAGAGAATGAAGCTCTCACAGAGCTTTTTGAGCTCCTTGCGCGTGTAGGGACTTACGCGCAATACGTGTTCTAGATCTGGGTCACTGAATTCCTTGCTCTTTTCAATAACAATGGCGCGGAACCGCGAGTTGTACTGGACAAGCTCAGGGTACAAGGGAAGAGTGCGCCAGATCTTCAAGCTCAACCTGTTGCGTGCGAGGTTGCTCTTGGCATCGCGTTGCTTGTAAACCAGTGACTTCAGGTGCTCACTCGCCATCTTCATAGATAATTCCAGCACGGCATCCTTGCGCAGGGGAATGCTGAGCCGGTCTTTGCGGGGGAGGAGGAGGTTGGCCGTGACGCGCGAGTTGTAGTCTAGGTAGGGGAAGATCTCGTAGTAGATGATGTCCGTGGGGAGTTGATCAAAGAGGTTATCAAAGAGATGCTTGACGCTTGCCATGGTTGCTGGGGGACATCAGCTACTCCACCCCTATCGCTTCAATTTTTAATAAAGAGGGCTAATCGTCATCAGGTGGCGATGACTTGTCCTCTAGCGCCTTACAGCAACAGCAGATACATGAGACCGACATGTATAGCAGAACAAATCCAGCGATAATACCATTTCTCTGGGTATCTGTGAATCTACACCAGCCCTCTATGCGAATAGAGCATTCGCTCGTACTATTATATGATCCGCGCAGGCTGAACTCCGTGACTTGTGTAGGTGTGGCTACACATGCGCCTTGTGACGTGGCCCCTAGGCTTAGCGTTATATAGCCAGGTGGACAGGGTATAGGGGCCGTGACATTCTCTGCGCAGTAGAAGTTGGCTGGGCAGAGGATGGCTTGGCTAGGAGAGGGACAGTAGTATCCTGCGGCGCAGGGCGTCTGGCTGAAGAAGGCGCTTACTAGAGGGAGGAGGCCTACCATGGGGACTATCATGAGCCCAGTTAGCCCTGCTTCAATTTTCCAGGGCTACACTTTCCAGGGTGACCCTTTTCAGGGCTACCCTTTCCAGGGTGACCCTTTCAGGGCTACCCTTTCCAGGGTGACCCTTTTCAGGGCTAACAAAAAAGGTTCTTTTTTCTTTTTGCCTTTTTTGTATTGTACCCCTTGTCCCGTGCCTTGTCCCTTTTCTTTTCTTTCCGTTTTCCCCCCGTCCCTGATTCCCTTTTACTCCTCGTCCTCGCCCTCGGCCTCTTCTGCGTTGAGCCCCCTGCACCCGCACTTCTTTTGCTGGTCCTCGGCCATCGCGATGAAGCGGTCTGCGTCAAACCCCATGAACGGCGCCATGAGACTGCCGATGGGGTTTAAGAAGCAGTTGCAGCCCTTGAGCTCGCAGGGCATGCGCCTCTTCACCATCGGCAGCCAGAGGAGGGCGACCACCTCGTCGATGATTTTTTGGGCGTCCACCACGCCCTCCACCTCCCACGGGCCTGCCTCGGCCATCTCCTTGCGCTTCAGGAGGAGGACCGTCATGGACGAAACCACGGCCGACATTTTGGTGGTGGCCTCGTCCTGGCAGATCTGCTCTGCCGTGCGCCCCACGAGGCTGGCCTTTTCCTCGGCCGAGAGCTCGTCGTGCGCGTTTTTCAGGAGCTCGCCCATCTCCCCGTAAAGGCACGTCTGGCACTTCATCACCTCCTGGCAGAAGCAGTCGCCCTCCTCGGCCTGGTGGTGGATGCAGACGAATCCGCAGTCCTCGTCGTCCTCTGACATGGTGCAGCCACAGTGGGACACACGGCCCTCGCGCCAGGCGGTGTAGAGAGGCAGGAAGATCTTGGTGCAGGACATTTTGGTGGTTTTGGGGCGCTTTGGATGGTTTTCAGGCTTGCGGTCGCTACGCAGCAGACTTCCAATTGGTAAGACGGGCGAAATCAATTTTTTTTCGGCAGGGGGCTTCCAGGGGCTAGAACCCCTTGGAAGGGGCTAGAAGGGGGTAAAACCCCCTAGAAGGGGCTAGAACCCCCTGGAAGGGGCTAGAAGGGGGTGGAAGCCCCTAGAACCCCCTGGAAGGGGGGTAAAACCCCTTGGAAGGGGTAAAACCCCTTGGAAGCCCCTGGAAGGGGTAAAAGGCCCCCTAGAAGCCCCTGGAAGCCCCCTAGAAGGGGTACCCTTATACCCCCTAGGGGGTATCGAAGCCCCCTAGAAACCCCTGGAAGGGGTACCCTTGTACCCCCTAGGGGGTATGAAAGTCCCCTAGAAACCCCTGGAAGGGGTACCCTTGTACCCCTGAAGGGGTGGCCTTTACACCCTTCCAGGGGGTTTTACCCCCCTTCCACAGGGTACACCTGCGCCTGAGGGGGGCATAAGAGGGCGCACGCGCGTAGGAGAAAAAAATTGAAAATCGGCCAGCCCCCAACTCCAAGTCTCCCGCCTAGCAATAACCAGCTAGACAAAAACCCCCCAGCTCTCAAGCCTCCCAAAGTTCCTCAAGCCTCTCAAAATGTCCTCTGTGTCCAACCTGACTGCCGTGCGCGCCCTGATTTCCGCCCTGCCCCGCAAGGAGCTGCAGGCGCTGGACAAGGAGATCCGCGGGCTGATTGAGGCCTCCCCCAAGAAGACGCGCGTTGCCGCCGTGGGCCAGAAGGCGTGGTTCGCCTTCATGCGCCACTGCCGCGACACCCTGGCCGAGCGCTTCACCGAGGGCATGAAGGCGCCCGAGATGGCTGTGGTGTGCAAGGCGATCCGCCAGGAGGACGAGGCCGCGTACACGGCCTTCGTGGAGAAGTTCAAGGCCGAGAACTCTGCCCCCGCCTCTGACGCCGAGGCGAGCTCCTCCGAGGAGGCCGCGCCCCTGTCCGAGGCCGAGGACGCCACGAAGCCCGTGAAGCGCGTGCGCCTGAGCCCCGAGGCCAAGGCCGCCAAGGAGGCGGCCGAGGCCGAGGAGAAGGCGGCCAAGAAGGAGGAGAAGGCCCGCCTGAAGGCCGAGAAGGAGGCCAAGGATGCCGAGGAGAAGGCGCAGAAGGCGTTCCTGAGGGCCGAGGCGAAGGCCACCAAGGACGCCCTGGCCGCCGAGGAGAAGGCGGCAAAGGCCCAGGAGAAGGCCGCAAAGGCCGAGGCGCGCGCGATCGCCTCTGCCGAGAAGGAGGCCAAGTCCGCCGAGAAGAAGGCGGCGAAGGCGGCCAAGGCGTGAGCGCGAGGTGGGGCTAAAACAAGATAAAAAGGGGGGTCAAAATGGAAAAGGAAAGAAAAAAGGGGGGTCAAAAGGAAAAAGGAAAGAAAAAAGGGGGTCAAAAAAGGGGTCAAAAGAGCCTCTTTTTTGTAGGGGGCGATTCCCCCTTTTCACAGCCTCTTATAAAGAGGTACTGAAAAAAATTGAAACCAGGCCGGCCCTGTATAGCATGTCCCCCGCCTAGCCCCGAACAGCTAGACAAAACCCCCAAGCCCCAGATGTCCACTGCCTCCATGACCGCCGCACTCGCTCTGATTTCCGGCCTCCCCCGCGAGGAGCTCCAGACCCTGACCAAGGAGATTAGCACGCTGATGGCGTCCTCGCCCAAGGACAAGGTCAAGCGCGTGGCTGCCGTCGGCCAGAAGGCGTGGTTCGCCTTCATGCGCCACTGCCGCGACACGATGGCCGACCGCTTCACCGCCGGCTTGAAGGCTCCCGAGATCGCGGTGATCTGCAAGGCGATTCGCGCTGATGACGAGGCTGGGTACACGGCCTTCGTGGAGAAGTTCAAGGCGGAGAACCCCGCGCCCTCTGTCGCGCCCGCTGCGCCGGCCGCGCCTGTCGCGCCCTCTGTGCCCGCCGCGCCAAAGCCCGTGGCCGCGCCAAAGCCCGTGGCCAAGTCGGCAGAGAAGGAGCAGAAGGCCGCTGCCAAGTCGGCGGAGAAGGAGCAGAAGTCGGCGGAGAAGGAGGCCGCGAAGCTCGCCAAGTCGGCAGAGAAGGAGGCGAAGGCTGCCGAGAAGGAGGCTGCGAAGCTGGCCAAGGCCGCCGAGAAGGAGGCCGATAAGCTGCAGAAGGCCCTGGAGAAGCAGCAGAAGCTCGCCGACAAGGAGGCTGCGAAGGAGGCCGCGAAGGCTGCCAAGCAGGCCGCCAAGCCCACCAAGGCCAAGCCCGCAGCAAAGAAGGCCACTGCCACCGCGCCCATCAGCGCCGAGGCCACGCCCGCGCCGGCAGAGCCCGAGGAGGACGTGATGCCCAAGATCACCATCGGCGGCGTCACCTACTTCCACGACGAGTCCTCCAACGGGCTCTACGGGATTGACGCGGCCACCAACGGCTTGAGCCACTGGGTGGGCTTCTTCCAGCCTGACAACGAGGCTGAGCCTATCCGCTACACGGCATCCGAGGGCGACGACGAGTAAAGAAAAAGAAAACACAAGATATTCGGGGGACAAAAGGAGGAACGGCCATAAGAGCCTCTCTTTTTTGTAACCACCCCTTTAACACCGTAACAACCTAAAAAACGCTTGCGCGTCCGAATATATTTAAGGCACATGGGGGAATACATATTTTTTATAGCTCGAGCTCATCCTCAGGGTTGAGGATCACGCGCGCAGGTCCCTTATACTCCACCTCCCTTCCAACCATGCTGCTAAGGCGAGCCTCAAGGCTTGCGTGCGTCATCGTCACAACGAGCGTCTCCTCTTCTCCGTCCTCCTCGTTGAAGAACTCCGTCACCGTAGAAGAGGAGCCCATGGCACGAAGGAAGTTCTCAATCTGGGCGCGGGTGAGAGTGATCCTCGGCTCGTCCACAGGCTCGTCCACGATGTCAAAGGGGCCAGGCACATGTACAGCCTCTGGCTCCCAGCCAAAGAGGTCGTCCCCTGCGGGAAAGGTACACATGAGCTGGATCCACGACTCGTCCGTTAACGCAGTCGCCCCTTGCTCGGCCATGATGCGCGCAAACTCGTAGCGCGTCATGGTGACCTCTCCGTAGATGTCAAATGCCAGCTCGGCCTCCACGCCGGCTGTGACGCCGACGCCACCCTGGCTGCGCAGGAGGCCTTCCATTGCCACGCGCGTGATGCGAATCAGCCCGCCGTCGTCAAAGCCCGCTTCTACCTCCTGGTCCTCGCCGGCCTCGCCAGCCTCGCGCGCCTGCTCCCACTCCGTGGCCGGCGTGCGGCACATGGGGCACTTCGACTCGTCCTGCGTAGAATACCACTTCCAGAGGCAGTTTGGGTGGAAGATGTGGCCACACGAGGTCTTGAGGCTTCCCGTGACTGCACCCGCGCCAGAGGCAGCGCCAGAATCAATCACGTCCTCGTGGCAAATCCCGCAGATCTGTTGCTCGACTTGGCTGATGTTACCGTCCATTGTGTTTGTTGTTGGGGGGACTTATCCAACCAACAGCAACCAGTTTCAATTTTTGTATAAGAGTGTAAAAGACATAAGTGCCAAGGCCACGGCCACGGACTCGCATAAAAATGATGCCATAATGCCCAGCACAAACAGTCCCAGCCAAATGCCCACCCAACAACCCTTTTACACAGTCTCTCAGCTTTCAAACATCATTGATGAAGCATACTTATCCTTGGAGGTCTACCAAGATCTCTGGGAGTTGAAGAAGACCCATCGTGAGTGGGATATTCACCATCGTCTCCTATGTACATTCCCCTCAGGTGTAGAAATGGAGGAGATTCATCATGCTCAAGATACTTGCGCAGAGATTGACGAAAAAATACACAAAGTGAAATCCATTATTCTCACGATTCGCCCGTATTGGCTATCAGATGAGGAGACTTCTCGGATCACAGAAGAATCATTGAATGCTCTGGAAAGTTATCAACTAGAGAAGTTGCGCGCGCTAATAGATCTCGATGGCCTCTATAAAAGTCTACGAGTATCTCGTGATTGTCTGAAAGAAATGCCGACACTTCGAGCACTCGCACAATAACTCCATACCCATCTCACACAGTTTCTCTTCTTCATCTTCCTCCTTTTTCACATCAGCAGGATCTACTAAACGAAACTCGGTAGATATCCGAGGCATAGAATTAAATCTAGTGAATATATCAAAGCAAACGTCAACGTCTATAGGTAGTTTGTAGTGTACTATCTTGTCAAGGGAATCTATTACGTATATTAGTTGTCTAGCCATAATTTCTGCGTTCACAAATCCCATGAGGCGAATCGCCTTTGTAGTAATAAGATTAATATTAGTTTCTGGGTAACAAGATGCCCTCAGACTCCTCATAGCATATTGCTCGGCAGTGCCATCGCCAATGCTAATAATATTTTTTCGCATGCCGGTTGTTTTTGAGTAGTGTGCTAAGACGATATCACGGAATACATATTGCTTCCACTTGTGTGGACAAGTAGTCTCTGACTGATAGTAATCCCTGGCAGATATAATAGTAAAACTAGTAACAAGTGCGTAAATACTTGGCATGAATCGTTTACAACAATCCTGTACCCAGCCTCCTGACGCATTCGTAACAATGAGGACCCTGCCATATTTTACAGCTTCTGTCAAGAATTCTTTTGTGGCCTTTGCTACAATGTCAAACATATCCTGTAACTCTTTTGGTATTTCAGGGCATTCTTCTGCCATAACACTAAACGCTGCGTATTTTCCAGAAAGTGCGTGCGAGATATTGAGCGTGTCATCCCAGTCGCTTATAATCAAGGTTTCTTCTTTGGTGAAGGTGTCACGATGTTCTTCTTCAAAAGAGAATTCAAAGAATCCCCCCGCATTTTTGAAGGCGAGTGGTTCCATAGCGGGGTTCTAAGAGGAGACTATCTAATAACTTCCACAATATGTTCAATTTTATACCGCTGGACATAAAAAATATCTAGTAATTAGCAGTTTGCGACCTTCTTATAAGCACAGCACTTCATCTTACACCCCACTGCGCATCTGGTTTGGTCGGTACCCCAGGCTTGCGCACCACCTTCTCGCTTCTTTCCCACGGTGGTCGGTTTCTTCTTTTTCTTTGCTCCACCGCCACTAGCGCCCTTGGAATAGCCCTTGCCTTCCCACTCTTCCGCCATGCTGTCGTATTCGTCGCTATGGTCCATTGTTGTGTAATAGGGGGACAACGACTACTCCTAGCCACAGGCTTCAATTTTTACAAAGCCACTTCTTATGATTGTGAAAGCCCCTCTCAGGGAATTTCACAAGGAAGTCCAACGATTCTTTCTGATCCTTGGAAAGGAGCTTTGTTGTTTTGGCCGGCTCTAGAATATGCGTATGCTTAGGAGCAATCTTGTGGAGCTTCCCTTCCATCATCCTAGCGGGCTTTATAGACTCTGGCGTATCTTCCCATACGCCTCCCCACGGGAATTCTACCCACTGTGAAAGACGTTTGAGCTGGTTTGTTTCGGGTATAAAAGCCCAGACAGTGTACACATTGAATTTCATATGCTGGGAAATCTTCTTGAAAGAAATGGGCCATCGTTCTACGTACAGGTTGTCCATTGGGTGGACTTGACATCCCTTTAACACGGTTAGTCAACTTTTATCACGAGCCTTAAAGATTTGAGAAAGTATATTCTAGCAATGAATACTGAACGTAGCGACGCAGAATATATCGTTATTGGGAAAATAGCAGAAAAGAGGAAAGAATTTTTGAAACTGAAGGACGAGCTTTGGAAACTGAAGGAAGAGCTTCAGGCTCTGGAAGAAGAGCGTAAGAGTGCAGTGGTTCAAGAAGATGTATTTGAATCCATTGAAGAAATTATAGAATCTTATACGGGTGTTCAGGAAGAAGAGCCACCTGTGGAAGAAGAGGTTGTAATCCAGAAGAAGGCTCACAGGAAACCCATATCCTATGAGCTGAAGCTAGAGTTAATTACCGATGACTATGAGCATGCTTCAAATGTCTCGCGCGGTAATGTCTTTGTGGCTGGTGATGACAAAAAGATAATGGTGCCTGCTTGGACGAATGGGAGGAAATATGATCCATCTAAGGGGAAGATGCTGAGGATTCGCAACGAGTTGCGTAAGGGCCCTCTAACTATTCGGCAGATGTCTGTCTTTACTGGATATGCGCTAGATACTATAAAGGATTATGTAAAAGAGTTGGATAAGCAAGGCTTCTTTAAGAATACGTGAGGACTGCGTTCCTTGTAACTTCGGCATGCCAGAATCCTAGTGTTTTGCGGAACTCTGGATCTTCAGAACGAATTATCATACCATGGAATGCTATATATGCGGTGTGTGTACCTTGAGTCAGTTTGAATTCATATAGCCCAGCATCTCCATCTGTGTAGAAGAGGTCTGCTCCTGAGATATTGGTTATTTGAGGAATTTCTTTGTTAAACAGTGATAGCCTGACAATAAGGTCCTGTGTCTTGCCGAGCAAAGGTATATGCTCCATGTTGGACTTCTAGTGTTTATACGAATCGCATCATTTTTTAGAAAATGGTGATGCGATCAAAAATTGATTCGGTCGGCGGGGTGGAAATCAGTCCCGCCTGAAATGTCTCATTCCCGTGTATCCCGTAACACGTCTGTGAACTCTTCTACTATGTCCAAGCTGGATGCGTTCCTTGGCTCTTCCTATTCCACCTACAATTCCAAGAAGGAGACTGCTGAGGAGTGGTCGCGCGCGCAGGCGCGCGCATTCTACCACACCCTGAAGACTCCTGTGGAGTTTGTTGGGCTGTATTCGCACTGCCTGAAGTATTTGGAGGCGCGTGCTACTTCGCAGAAGAAGGCGCCTGTGGAGAAGAAGGAGGTTGTATTCGCTGAGGATGGCTCATGTACGGAGGCTGAGTTTACTCAGGGGCGCTCTCAGCTGAATGCCATTCTCAATCGCGAGTATTCTCTTTGGTGGGATGCGTTCGTTGACGAGGAGAATGAGGATTATGAGAAGGATGCGCCGAGTGCCGAGGATCGTTTCGCACTTCACTGTGGCAAGATGTTGGCTTCTAAGACGGGCATTCCGCTTGAGATGACCGCCTCTGTTGTGAATGCGTGGCTGATTGAGAAGCATGCCTAGAGAGTATTAGATGCCTCTGAAGCTATCATTCTCGCGTTGTCCCTGTATATCTGTAACTATTCCATTTAGCTTTACAAGATTATTTATTTTTTGTTCTTGTATTCCAAATGATATACATAGTCCGAAGATGCGTTCAAGGGTACCAGCCAGATGCCTTGTATCCCATTGAAGGTTGCGAAGTACTGTGGGTATAACCTTTTCTACAAAGCGCATCATGTGGGCAAAGAACCAAGATGGAATTATAAATGTGTGTAAAAGGGGAAGGGGCATTGCCATTATATTAGAAAAGGTGTGATTTGTGTTATAGAAGGTATTATAGGGTTTCAAGAAGGTTTCTTCCCAGAACACATCTGTATATAGCTCATTAAGTAAGATAAGAGGGTTGTATGGAAATGATACATATGCTGTATTTGCGTTGTCATCTTTCATAAGAAGTTCTACTGCCAACAATTCATTGGCATCTAGAGACATATCATACTGTGCGAATCCTATGTATTTTGTTTTTGTATGGAGATTATTCCAGAAGATGTGTAAGAAGGCACTGTTCTGATAGAAGTTTGTCATCTGGTACAGTGGATTATAGATAGGAAGCTCCCATTCTTTGATGTGAGAAGCTTCTGGTATATTTGGATATTGTGGTTTATTAATCTTTTCGTTTACCGCGTACCAGATGAGGGATTGTTTTATATGATCTTTGTGAAAGGTTGAAGTATTCTGTTCATATATATTATTATGGTAGACAATATAGACTGATAGCGTTTTCATATATTACTTATATTAGTTTCTTTATTAAACCGTTTTATGGGAGAAGGACATATTCTTCGAGTTTACTAGCGCGGAAGGGCTAGAATTTTCTGGTATAATGCGATGGGGTAAGGGTGCTGGTTTTAGTAATTTGCGCCTTGATCTGAGATGAGTACGTAGATATCTC